GGTAGACCGCCAATTTCATTTACGGGTTTAAAGCCGTACGGGGTTGCTGTTGCTGACATAATATGTCTCCTTTGTGTTATTTACCTTTACCGAATGACGATGTAGCTTTCTTATCTGAGAAAAGAGGCATACGAGGATCATTCTGTTTCATAAAGCTGTTGTCAACTGCTTCGGCTTGTTGTTTCGCTATGTTTGCATAGTGGGCCTTACGTTGTTCAACAAACTCTTCTGGAATTTTACATAATAATAGTCCACCAATTTCAACTCCGTCTTTAAACCGAGCATTTTGGTCAACCATTATTCTCATTTCAGGGTGGTCCGCTAATTTAACGGGCTCCCATCCTTCACGCATTTTTGAAGAAACATTTAGATTATCAGCCTCGTTTAATAGACTAGTTCTGATCCAACGGTATGCCCATCCAGGTACCTTTTTAAACTCAGGTAATAGGGAGGCAGGTTTCCAGCTGTCTGCACGTTGAAAGTCTTCTCTTGTATCTATTTCACGATCTGTTCTGTTTGTATTATCCATTTGCATTCTCCAATTTTAAAGTTTCTCTTGCATATTGTTCCGGTGTTATACCAAATTTCTTGGCTAACGCTACTTGTGTCTTCGTCAATCGTACTTTTTTAGGCGCGGTACTACGCGTTGCCGGAGCAACTACATTCGAAGGTTTTGTGCGCTCGGCGGGTTGATCCTCGTCTAGCGTTGCATCCCCAAAGTTTTCTGGGAATCGTTTCTGCATCGTACTATCAATACGACGGTAATATTCGTCAGAGGTAGGACTGATCCCACTTCTAACTAATTTTTCATGTACGCCTAATGCAAGGCTTGTCATTTCTTCGTCTTTACCAAACCAATCGTTCTTTTCTTGCCAAGCTGCGGCTTTATTGTCGGGTTTAAACGAACTTTGTTCATTTTGTTGTATATATACAGGATTTTCAGGATTTTGTAAAGTATTTTTAAATCTAGGTTCATAATTCTGTGCTTGAGACAATCTAAACTGCGCATCATTCATTTTTTCATGCGCAGCGATAATCTTTTCTGTATCCCCAGAATCATATGCCTCACGATAATCTCGTTTAGCTGAATGTAACTGTTGTTCTATAGAACTCTTAAGCGTTTCAATATAAGTTGTTTCGCCTGAACTTAAAGTAGTTTTGAGTTTTTTATTTTCTTCAGTAATTTGTTGTGCAAATTTAATTGCTTCCTGGCGTTCTCTGTCAGCAGCTTCTTTATCACGTCTTTCGTCATGATAAGCTTTTTTAAGCTGCGCCATACGCTGTTTAACTTTACTTGAATACTCCTCTAAATTATCGTTTTCTAATTCTTCTACGATTTCTTTAGGTAAAGGTTCTTTATTTTTATCTGCGGGAGGCGTATCGTCTTCAATTTCAAGATCAATGTCATCTGCTTTTGTTTCTACTTTAACTTCATTTTTTTCATTTTGAGTGAAAACTTCTTTTTCTTCAGATACTTTAGTACCCGGTATTTCATCATCTGGATATTCAAAAACAATATCTCCGTCTTTTACGTCAGCCATTTTAGTTCTCCTATGCGCGAGTATAGCCGCGAGGATCAGCAACAACCCCCTCAACTGTATCGTCGTTAATAATGCGGAATTCTCTTCCGTGAATTTTAAATCTAGTACCCGCGTATGCACGCGTTAAAACAAAATCACCTTCTTTACACCACGGACCAGTAGGAAATCTTGCTTCATCTTTATAAGCTAAATCACCTACTTTAACTACAAACAAAACTACAGTTGAATGTTCTTCTATAGTTCTAGTTGAATCTGCTTTGACAATACCGCCTTGATAAGTTTCTGAAGCATCTGGAATTGCACAAAGTATTTTGTATCCTTTAGGTTCTGGTAACTGTAAACCCCGTTCTTCGATAGGTATATCTTCTACTTCTACTGCATCTACCGATGGAATATTAATTGGTCGACCAGCAGCATCAACTAAATTTTTATTCATTGTGAGTATTTGTTCACTCATCTGAGTTCTCCATCGTATTTATAATGTCAGCAATAATACCTTGTATGGTATCGCAAGCTCTTATATATCCGACAGCAGATTGATAATGCGCATAATCTTTCGCAGAACCTTCAGCAATTGAACCTAATACTTCTTTGCGTCTTTCAGCTATCTTGTTGATCAATAGCTCTAACGTTGGGTCTATCATTTACTACTCCTTTGGTTGTTGTTTATCCTTTTGTTGTACTGCTTGGACACCTATTTTAGCGCCCTCTATAAATTGTTTAGTTTCTAGTTCTTTATTAGCCATTACAGAATCTACACCTAACTGAGCGCCAGCAATTCTTTCTTGGGACTCAATACGCATCTTATCAAGTTCAAGTCTAGCTTGATCTGCTTGAATATCTGCCATAGTTTTTTGCTGTTTGATTTGTAAATCTTGTGCTTTAAGTTGTAACTCTTGTTGTTGCATTTGTATAATTGGATCTTGTTGCTGTTGTTGAGCTTGTTCTTGTTGAACCTCAGCCGCACTCTTAGCCGCAAGTTTTTTACCTGCTTCTGCCATAAGTTTAGATAGTTCAAACTCTATATCTTCTGGTAATGTTTCGTCAGGTTTAGGTAATGGAACACCTAACTGTTCTTCGAGTTGTTTTCTATATTCGAATGCTACATGCTCATTAATGTGTGCCATAGCTGCAGCTTGAATTACGCCTGCTTGTGGATTTTGTCCTACCATTTGTTGAATCTTAGGATCTTGCATAGCTGCCATATGAACAGAAATATGAGCTTGATGATCTTGATAAATAAATGCTTTAACAGGTTTACCATTGATAATGTTCATATTTTCTGACACAGGATCTTTTGGTTTTTGATCATCAGCCGATGGTATGAGTTTTCCAATATTTTTAACACCAAGCACCTCTAACATCTGTTTATTAAGTTCAGGCAAATCATAAATTTGTGGATTAGCTTGAGCCATTTGCATCACTGCTTGATACTGCACAACTTTTTGTGACATCGTGGCAGCATTAGGATCACTTACTGGAATAACATCTACGTTATCATAGTCAGCTTGCTTCGCGCGGCGATCACCTACTTCAGGATCATAAGAATACTCTTCTGGTGTGTAGTCACGAATGATGCCTTTAAGTAATTTAAACTCTTGTTTCATTGCATAGTAAATACGCGCTTGAACTGCACTCATTACTTTCAATGTTCGCTCTAATATAGCTAACGTAGTACCTACTGGAGAATTAGCAGACATATCTGATACTTTCATATCAGCTGCTGATGCAAAACGACGTCCTTCCTCAATGATTTGATTCATTAATTGGTTAAGAACTTGACTTGGTTCTTTGTAAGGCAACGGTAAAATGTTATCGCGTATCGCACCTGATGGTACATCTACGTCTCTAAATTCGCCTGGTGCAATCGGAGTGTCATCGCCTTTAATACGTAAGCCTCTTGACTTGAGACCACCTGGTAAGTTTGATAGGGTACCCGCGTCAACAAGTTGACGTAAGATCATAGTACCTGATTTGGCGAAAGCACCTATCAAATGGATTAAACCAAAGCAATAGAAACCAAAGCCTGGTATGTAACCATAGTGAACAAAGTGTTGGCGTTTAGATTTTAACTTATCATCTGGATTCCAATTACGACGAATCGCTAAGATAGTGCCTGTGCCTTTTTCAATAGTGACTACATAAGGTAGTGCTATACCATCTTCACTGTCGCCATTTTCTAAATCTAAATTAACATGTAATTCAAGAATCTTATAACGATCATCTTCTGTTGGGTTGAAGCCTAATTTCTCTGCAATCTTTTTCTCTGCTTCGTCAATATCTAAATACGGATCACCTAAATCTACATCACGATAAAAACCTGCTACTTGCAATCTATGTAATTCATTTTTAGTCTTGCGCATGACATGAGTAACACGCTCAGCTGTTTCAAGATTAGAAGCACCGTAAGGTACGACAATATCTTCAGCTGGAACATACATTGCCACTTGACGTTCTAACGATGGATCATAATAAACTTTTTTAAATGCATTACCTGATAACCCAAGACCCCATAACATGCGTTCATGTTCAGGTCTATATTCAGGCATCATGTCCGTAAGCTGATAGTTCATATCATCTTTTACACGTTCAGCAGCATCTTCTTTTTCTTTTGTTTGCTTACCGATAATTACTGTTTTAACTGGGCCTGCAGCGGGGAATGTCTCCATCATAGTTTCAGCTTGGAACTTCACAAGCGCTTCTGTCATCAAGGGGTGGTACACATTGCATGCGCCGGGCCACGGTTCTGTTCTGTCTTCTACTTTTAAACCTAGTAACTCTAAGCCATCTACATAAGTAGTTAACCAATCTTTTCTTGAATTTATGTCAGCATCAAACTCACCAAGCAAATCACCTGACAACTCCGTCAACTGACCTTCGTTCATTTCTTCTGCTAAGTTATCATTAAACTCATCGTCCTCTTTACCAGGCACAATAGTAATCTCCATGCTACCGTCATCGAGCGTAACACTCTCTGGGTTTTCAATTTCAATACTTAACGCGGTTGTTTCTGGGTTTTGTGGATCTTGATCTAGTCCCATTGGAGCTTGGTATACACTTTTATCTATATTGTTTGCCATATGTTATCCTTATATTGCGTATAATCTGTTTCGTGAACTTCTAAATCCTGGTATATCTTCAGCTTCATCACTAGGTAATCTAATAAAGCCACCTTGTCTAAACCTCATTAATGCTAGTGTCGTGCTGTCCACCAAGTCATCATTCGCACCGCTAGGAAAATCATTACATTCTTCTATGACTTCTTTTGCCCACCGTCTATCAGGTGCCCATACTATACCACTTCTAAATAAATCAGAAATTGCATTGACTCGACTGATCTTATCTTGTCCTTTACCTGGTGTAAATTCACCAATAGGTAGCCCCATTCTGCGCATTTCTTGATAAAGTGCGGCTCCATTAGACTTTTTTTCTACCATAAACGCATCGGGCTCCCATTCCTTGTACTCAGCTAGTACAAGTTCTTTGAGATCAGGGAATTCTAATCGTTTTTTAATTGAATTTAGCAATATTATATTATAGTTATTGACTTCTTCGTTAAAAAAGACGCCCCAAGTTGTTAAAGCGTTGTAATCTGCCCTATTATTTGTTTCTTGTGCCGCATCTAGGCTCATAATAGTGAATTCGCAATCGGGAGGGTCTTCTTTTTCCCATATTTTCCACCATTCTCTTTTAATTAAAGCGCCTTCTTCTGATACTGGGTTTTGTAAGTACTGCGCATTCCAATATCGTGTATCTAGTGCAGCTTTTTTAGCCAGTAATTCTTCTAAACTCCAAAATTCTGGCCATAATGGTTTTTCAGTCCCGTTTTTATCTTCAATAATAGCAGGAAACTCAATAACTTCCCACTCATCTACGCCTTCTTGCTTTATCATTTGATTAACTATTTGGCCGGTTAAGTCTAGCTTAGACCAACGAGTCATAACTACAATGATCGCACCGCCTGGCATAAGACGTTGAATTGGACCAGACTGAAACCACTCCCAAGCAGGGAGAAAAACATCAGCTCTTCCAAGTTTAGCATCCTGTTCAGAGTGTGGGTCATCAATGATAAACAAATCAGCCCCACGACCAGCGAGGGCACCACCCACACCAATAGCAAAATATTCTCCATTAAAATTTGTTCCCCATCGTGAAGCAGATTTACTGTCTGCTTGTAGTTCTACTGTCGGAAAAATATTCTTATACGCGTCTGAGCCCACCAAGTTACGGACACGACGACCAAAACTAACCGCCAGATCAGCTGTGTGAGACGCCATAATAACCTTTTTGTGAGGAAATTTACCGAGGAACCATGCAGGCGCAAGATATGAAATAAGCTCTGACTTACCATGTCTCGGTGCAATGTTAACAATAACTCGTTTCTTCTTTCCCGCAGCAATATCTTCAAATATCTTAGCCAACCTTGCATGATGCTCTCCTACCATATATCCTGGATAAACGTGATGTATAAAATCTAAAAAAGTTTCTTTACCAGACTTCTCAACGACTTTGCTTGTATATACTTTAAGAAGTCTTTGAAGTTTAACTTTGTCTGCTGGCTCCGCTATTTGAAAGAGCGCCTCTAGTTCCTCAATTTCTTTTTTAGTTATTGTTAGTTTTGGTTCTAGCATTTTCTACAATTTCTGCATCTATAATTTGGCTTTTAGGTTTTAACACTGCCTTCGCTTTTAATTCTTTTAGCATGGATAGCAATTCGGTTTCAACTTCTTCCATCGTCTCCATTTTGTATGTAATTTCAGTTTTTCTTTTAAACGCATCAACGCCATCGATTTCACCAATAGCTCTTAGGGCTGCAATTTTATCTCTGTCGGTTTTAGCCCCGGCAACTAATTGGACAAAATTGTTTACCACAAAAAGTTTAAGGTCTGCAAGTTCTTCCACAATCATACAATTAGTTTGTCCTACAAGCCCAGCTAAAAAAGCCATTGTCTCATTAGGATATTCACCAAATTCATGTTTTAATTTTTTATTCACCATCATTTCACGGGCAAGTTCTTTTGCTTGCTCCTGATGTTCTCGAGATGGCTGGATATCTTCGCCGTTTAAATCGGCAAGCGTTTTAATTGTGTTTATTCGGATATTAAGCTCTTTTTCTGGCGTCATATCGGGGTGACTTTGTTTAGAACTTGAAGGCATAGCCATATTTTTATCAATTGCGGGTAAAACAACAGCGGCATCAAATAGATCGCTTTTGTCTGCAGGAGATAAAGTAGGAATTTTTAGCTTACTCATGTGTCGCTGATACACCTTTGAAATTAATTGCAGCTTTACTTGCGATTGTAACATAGTTTATATGAAAACAAGGTAGAATATATAAATGAAAACTACATTAACTAAGAAGAACTTAGAGATACTCTACAACATGGCCTGCCAAATGCCGCCTTTTAATAGACTTCCTATGCCCAAATCTTCTAAAGTTAAGTTTAAAGTCATTAAAAACCCCAATATATACGGTTGCTTTGATGAACATGAGATGGAAATTCAAATAAGTTCTAACGCTTGTGGGCATTTCACTACTATTTTTCAAACCCTCCTCCATGAGATGGTCCATTTAGCTCTTTACGTTCGGGGCGATGAAGACTTCCATGAACATGGTCCTAAATTCCTTCGTATTAAAAACGTCTACTCCGAGCTTTACAACTTCGATCCTAAAGCAATCTAGTTTTTTGTATAGTATATTACGCATTTTTTGCGATGCTACGGCGTAGCTATGATTAAATGCTATACAAATCTCGTTGTATGTAATATTCCTTTGTTTCTTCTATACAAACTTTATTCCCGCCGTACAAAAGGTTAGACCCACCAGAGAGGATGGCAGGTCTAAATAATAATATGCGTTACCACGAGAGAGGAGGGTAACACGAGAGAAGCACCCAACACATACTATTGCCGCAATTATACTCATCTTTCAGAAATTTTTGCAAAATATTTTTTTATTTGCCCTTTATAAAACATAGGGGGGTGGGTTTCTATATTCCATTTTTTGTTCGGTGATTTATGCATATTCAAATGTATAGGCGAACGTCGGAGTCCCAAAGCATTTTGGGGTGGTGGGCGTACGGTGGGGTTGACATATATGTAAAGTTAGGGTATTCTGGTTTCATGCCTAGTAAGTTCTAGGTACACACGGAGAAACAGAATGAAACTATCACACAGTCAAGTATTGTTACTAATCAATACAATCAATCCAACTGTAGAATACTATGGGGAACTCAAAGATGATGTAAGTATGGATCGATACATCGAGTTACTAAAACTACAGGAACAACTTGAGAAGTTCTACATGCAAGAGATAGGTAAGGCTCAGATTAGGATTCAGGCTAAGAGTAAGATGCAATGGAGAACAATATGAGACAAACAATTAGATTCTTAGAAGGTCTAGTCATGTTAATGGTTGGTGGTATTGCATTGTTTTATCTACATCTGCCAACAGGTGCGGCGTTGTGTGTAGTAGCTGCGTGTATGTATTTTTATTTAGGACTGACCGAAGAAGTAGAGTAGTACCGTGTGGGATTGGGAAGGCTTCGGTCTTCCCTTTCTTTTTATGGGAACGGGTATCAAAGGGCTAATAGCCAGCCAAAAAATTAGTTGAGTAATATGTAAAGTTAGAGTAGTATAGTTCTGTAGTACTTTTTAATCACGGGAGAATTAGAATGGATAATTTCACAGCAGTTGGAATCGCAGAAGGCTTTATTGAATGTGACGACCGAGAAGAAGTTTTAGCAGCGTGGCAACACCTAGTTGACACCGGTCTTGCGTGGAGTTTGCAAGGGTGGTTTGGTCGCATGGCCACAAACTTAATCGAACAAGGTTTAATTACACAGGGAGAAAATGATGGGTCAATATCACAAAGTGTATAACGTAGATAAAAGAGAATACATCGAGCCTCATGAGATTAACAACGGCCTAAAGTTAGTTGAGCAAATAGGATATGAGCATTCAACATCGACAGCCTTATTCTTATTACTTGCTAACTCTAATGGGCGTGGTGGTGGTGACGTTGAAGACCATGAATTCATAGGTCGTTGGGCGGGTGACCGCATTGTAGTTCAAGGCGACTATGCAGAGGCGGGAGACCAAGGTTACATCTACAACCCAGAGCAATACATTAACATAAGTTCAGACATAGACCATATGCTTAAAGTTACTATGGGACAGACTGCATGAAATCGGGAGCTTCGGCTCCCTTTCTTTTTTGTAAGAACAGGTATCAAAGGGCTTTAGACGAGCCCAAAAATAAAGTTGACTAATATGTAAAGTTAGAGTAGTCTAGTAAATGCAGTATCTTTTAAACCACGGGAGAATCAAAATGGAAAAGAAAACTTTAGCAGCACCCTTCGATGGCTTGTACATCGGATCAGAACCAGAAGTTATCAGCAACCCCTACTCAGGTGCAAGTGTGCTACTAGATCCTCTAGCAGTCGCGGTGTATGACACCATCAAGGGCGCCGAGGTCATCGAGGATTATTCAAGGGTCCGCAAAGGACTGGAGTGGTTTCGAAAACATTATCCAGAAGAGTATATGGTTTTACTTGACTAAGAGAATCGGGGGGCAACCCCCGTTTTTTTATGGGAACGGGTATCAAAGGGCTAGAGGCGTGTCACTCTATCGCTTGAGTAATATGTAAAGTTAGAGTAGTATAGTAATTGCAGTATTTTTAAACCACGGGAGAACAGTATGAACATTCAAGGATTTACAACACCACACAGCATCGAGATGTATCGCATGACAGTAATTCGCACAGCTATCAAGATCTATTTGGGAACTGGGATAAAAGTTAACAGGATGTATACACCAGGTAATATGGTTCGAGCTGTCGCTCAAAAGACAGGCAAGACTTACAAGAGAGGTAAGGTCGGTATGACTGAGGCATTCAATGATCTAGAACAATGGATTCTTGATAACAAAACTTTAGGCAACGAGGTTCCGCTATGAACAACTATTTAAACGAAAAGACTTATATTATCCAATGCCAAAGTGACAGCGATCTATTATGGTGCAATGAGTTTGGGTGGATTGATGATCTATCCCAGGCGGATAAGTTTTCAGAGTTTGAAAAGGATACTTTAAATCTTCCGATAGAAGGTCAATGGGTAGAACCACATCAATATTTTAAAAGAGATAATCATGAACTACTTAGTGTTTAAAGCAGTGCTACAAAGTATGCAGTATGAACTTAGTAAAAATAAAGAGGGGGCTTCGGCTCCCTTTTTTTCAAAGAACAGGTATCAAAGGGCTACAAGCAAGTCATTAAATAACTTGACATATTATTTAAAACAAGTAAACTAATAAGACATTCACGAGGGGACGCAAATGTATATACCAATTATAGAATTTAAAACTAAAAAAGAGACCGTTGAGGTTATCGGCGGGGAACTACGCAACAATAAAAAAATGCCTTGTAAAACTTTCAACCTTTCCGCCTGGCATTGCAAAACTGGGGGACTATTAGCCAGTATTCCTGGGACGATCTGCAACGAGTGCTATGCTAGGCAAGGTCACTATGCTATTTACAGGGAAAACCATGCACCGGGCTATGACACCAGGCTTAAAAATGTGGATTCCATTTACTGGGTAGACGCCATGATTAAGCAAATAGGCACGGATGAGTATTTCAGGTGGTTTGCTTCGGGCGATCTGCAAAGTTTAGAGATGCTAGAAAAGATTGTACTTATAGCCCGGGCGTTACCTAACACTAAATTTTGGTTACCAACACACGAACCTAAGTTTATAAAGATGTGGCTTACTAAACACCAACAAGAATTTCCTGAGAATCTGATCATACGAATAAGCGCCGTTTATATTGATAAACCTTCGACGCTTATAAAATCACTGCAAGGCTACAGAAACATTTTAACAAGTACAGTACACACCATAACACCCATAGGCAAAGATTGTAAGGCGCACGATCAAAATGGCGAATGTAGAAGTTGCCGGGACTGCTGGGACACGGATGTTAAAAATGTATCGTATCTTGCGCACTAGCTCACCCCCGTGGGACTGGGAGGACTTCGGTCTTCCCTTTCTTTTTTGTGGGAACAGGTATCAAAGGGCTTCAGGCGTGTCGCAACATTGAGTTTTCCGTAAGTCATTGATTATCCTCATGTTCCACCTCTGTTCCACTTTCTGTTCCAGTTTCTGTTCCATGTTTCGAAAGTTAACCCCTTGTTTTCATTGGCTTGTTCCAATGTTCCAGTGTTTTTTAAGTATGCACAAGGTTTTTGAGATTCTTGGAGGTCGAGAGGTCAAGTATTGCAGTGTAAAACTTTACTTACCCCATAAGTGTAAAGTCTCAAAGACTTTCATACCTAAAAAACACTGGAACATTGGAACTGCACACTTTTTAACCACTACTACCACTATAATATAATATAATATAATATATATAATATAAGGACTTACGCATTTTCGACACACCGAAGTTATCCACAATTTCTGTGTAAGTTTACATATGGAACAGACCAAAAAACTGGAACAGAGGTGGAACACGCTAACCCCTTGATTTTAAACGCTTGTTCCACTTCCTGTTCCAACTTTCATACTTTTCCTCCACCATATGTAAACCTTACCTTATCATATAAAACCTTATTGTAAACTTTGCTTTAGCATATTATCCACCCCAATCACCACCAATCACCCCCCCACTTTACCGACTCAACACACCCAAACTACACAACTTAAATACATCAAATAATACTTGACATATATTATAGAAAGCGTATCTTAATACATGAGCAACACAAACTTTAGTTATTAACACGGAGGCAGTATGAAAACTTTAAAACAACAAATCATGGCATTCATGAACGCAACACTTAAGACAAAGGCACAGGCACAAATCTTTGTAAACGCATTATGGGAAGTTAAGGCAGAAGACCCAACGAAAGTAAATTGGTCTTTAAACGAAGTTTTAGGTGAAGTGCCTGTAGTTTTAGGCAAGTGGATTGACGCTTGTCACGAAGAGTGTGCTTACCGAAATCATATGGACTTGGCATACAGAACAAGCAAAAAAGACGATGCAGTCTTTGAAGTAGCAAACATTCTTTCATCTTTAGGATATAGGGGATAAACATGAAATACGATTGGTATAAAGTTTTAGACATAAAGGGTCATCAAATAGGGTATGTCTGTTGTGCCTTTAACAAGGCAATAGAAAAAGCAAGGCATATCTATGGCAAACGAGCCAGTGATGTTGAATACATATCAGACGAAGATTTTCGGAAAGTGAGGGCAATATGACTATCAACATAGAAGACGAAGCGATACAAGCAAAGGCAGAGGTATTTGTAGAGAAGAACGGACTACAAGCAGATTTATCGGACATCAGTGAAGCTATGTATGAGGAAATACTAAAGATGTTTGAAGATAAGCTAATGGAGTTTGGCATAGAAAGAAAAGGGTATTTTGATAATTGGAAGTTAACTTGTGATGTATCTTTTAAAGAGGAGGTAGTATGAAATTTCTTAATTTAAAAAAACCTAAAGACTTTAAACGATGGGAAATTGTTATCAATAATGGTGGTGCTAGAAATAATAATTTGGGTAGATGTAATTATGAAGTCGAGGATCAATGTCAATGTCGTAAATATGAATCAGATAACGAAGACAACGAATGTAATTTTTTGCATATTGTGGGGTTTAAAAGTTTTTGTGAATTACAAATAAAGGAGGCAGTATGAAAACAAAACAGGACGCATTGGATTGGGCATTAACATATTTAAGGGAGGTTGTCGGAGTAGAGATTGAAGACAACAAAGAATACCAAAAAGCAACACAAATAAACGAGGAGGCAGTATGAAAACATTTAAAGTAAGCATACCAAGACGAGTGTCATTTACCGATTGCGAAGTATTCTTTGTTGAGGCAGAGACAGAGCAAGACGCAATAAGTATGGTCAACGAAAGTAATGACATAGGGGAATTTGAGAGTCAAGGCGACTACGAGACAGAGTATGTCTATGACACCATAGCAGAAGAAGTTAAACAAATGGAGGTAATAGCATGATAACAAGAGAAGATATGATTGATAAATTAGTAGAGCATGATGTGGATAATTTTGATATGCGTGACCTAGCTGATTTATTTAGATATGGCATGGTTGCATATGAAGATATGTCAGACGAGGAACTAAAAGAAGAATATGAACGATGTTTTGAGGAGGAAACAACATGAACTTATTTAACGAAATAGAACGAGTCACAAAAGAGATTTACAAGTGGCAAGACACGAAGAACTTTGTTGTATGGGTTGGAGGTTGTGAAGAACATAGCCAATTAACCTATCCACAAGCCATAGCACTACGAGATGAATACCTAGAAGATGGGTATGACGATGTTTACATTGACAGAAACGAGGAGGACAAGTGATGGGAATATGGGCGAGACTCCCTTTACGCGAAGTTTATTGGATATTTATGGTTAAAGAATCCAATGGGTTTTATCGTATGAGTGCTAATTGGTGTAAGAAAGAAGCTGAAACATGGGGTATTTATGGTCAAGATAATTTTGACCGAGCCACAAATAATTTAATTGCATCAATTAAACAAGAAAACAAAGCACACGCAAAAACATATTATTAATAACAAAGGAAAAACAAAATGGAAAACAAATTAGATTTTGATGAAGTATGTGACCTAGCTAGTAAAATTTATTGGGAAGTAGTAAATAAGCTTGATGCAGAAGACAAGTGTGTTATGGACGACCCCGATAACAAAGGAGGGACACGCAACACAGAGTTTGGACAAGAACTATATTACTTGATTGAAGACACGATCAAAGAATCAATTAACTACAAGGAGGACGAAGATGATGAGTAGATTATATGGCGAGGAGTATGCAAAGGTAGTATGGAGGGCAGAAGATGTTCAAGCATTAAAAAAAGATTGGTCACTCCCAAGATGTGAAGAGTGGTTAGAAGGCAATGAAAGACATATATCCGACAGACTTATAGAGTTAGGTTGGGAAGTCATGGATACTTTATTACAAATGGAGGCAGATGATGAAGAAGTATAAGTATTGGTCAACAGAAAAGTTATTAAAATTAATGCAAGAAATTAATTGGAGGATAAACAACACAAGCTATGGAATCAGCGATATTTATTTTCGCAATGCGATAGAGGACATAGTGAACAGGAGGGTAAACAGATGAGCGACATAAAAAGAATAGTGTCGTGGAAGTTAGTAATGGATATTGAATGGGAAGATGGTAAAAAAGAAGAGATAGATTTTCCCGAACACCTAGCACAAAGTGTAGATGACTACTTAACAGAGATAGAAGAGGAACGAGCAGAGGAGGACAACGATGAGTAAATGGTATGGCATAAGTGACGAGGGCGATATGTATTGCATAGGCAAATGCAAAGACTTGCAAGAGGCTCACAAGGTTGCCGATGAGATGGGGATAGACAACATTGTATCCTTGATTGATGGGGAACGAGCAGAGTCATGGGCAAAGTTTATTTTAAGAACCTTATATGAGGAGGACGAGGAATGAAAAAGTTTAGCGTGATTAAACATATAGAAGTTAAAGACTTTATTACGCAAGAATTTCTGATTGAAGCAGAATCAGAACAAGCCGTAGCTGATATGACAGACGAAGAGTTTTATGAGAGGTGTTCATTTGGCGAGATTATAAGTAGGGCTTATGGCGATGACCCCACAGGATATGAAGAGATAGAAAAAATAGAGGAGATACCACTATGAATAAAGCAGAAGAGTTAAGACAAAGATTAATTGAAGTAGATGTAGCTATCGAAGAACTTGAGGCACAGAAGAAACTATTGGAAGATGAGTATTACGCTTGTGAAGAGGAGGCAACATATGAGTAGAGAATTTTGTTATTACTGCGGTGAACCACAAGGGGAAAAGATAGGTTGTTGTGGCGAGAATCACTTTGGTGAGATGTATGGGTTTAAGTGTAAAGACTTAACCAAAGAATATCCTTATGGTGTTGAATGGAGTTTTGATTCAGATGGCAGTGACATCATAGATGTTGCATGGTTTAAGACAGAAGATGAAAGAGACATATTCACAGAAGAAGAAGGATTCAACATGATACGAGAAGAAACTAAACTAGAGAGGAAAGAACATGACGGACTATAAAGAGTTGTATGAAAATGCGACAAACGAGATAGCTACATTGAAAGATGAAGCCAAAGCATTAGATAGAAAGCTAACAGACATGGTATTAGATTTAGGTTGGGACTGCCAACGAATGTCACAGAGTGGACTAGCTACTTACAATGCGATCTGTCGCACACTAAACATCGAGGAATACAAAGAAGAATATGAGGAGATTGATAAACAAATGAAAGGAACATCAGAATGGATAATTTAGAAAGAGACATAGACCCACCCGAACCACAAGAACCTATACGCATTAAATCATGGTGGATAGGATATCGTTGGGAAGACGGCACAGAAGACACACTTAACCTAGACGATAACTTTAGACAAGCTAGAAGCGACATCGAGGGTGTATTAGACGAGGTTGAATACGAAGTCAATCGTGATATACTAGAAAACCAAGCACAGAAATGGGGAGAACCTGATGGTGACTATTGAAAAGAAACAAAAACAGATTATTGTGGAGCAAATTGTGGTGACAGGCTATGTTAAACACAACAATGGCAGAAAATCACCATTTGCTTTTGATAAGAAAGCCTTTGAACCTAAAGATTTAGAGGGTATTTTTAACGGAGTGGGGAGGATATATCAATGACACCCGAAGAAAAGAAACGGAAGTTTGAAGAAGATTTAATTGAAGTAGCAGTAGCCGAGTATTATCAATGGGTCGAAGTGCATCAAGCTACAAGGTCAGAATGGAATGCACGAATGTTTTATGACGCGATGAGACTTGGTGTAGTAAGGGGTATTAACTTTGCAACAAATCAGTATATGCAATCATTAAAAAACTTTGAGGAGAAGAAGAATGAAAACAAAACCAATATTTAAATCACACGCATCACCAAGCTATAAAGGGTATGACAGAGAAATCTATTTAAGTGAATACACACCAATTAATAAAGAACACTACAGACGATTAAAATTTTGTGCGGTGGTATCAGTGGGTATTAATATCTTTTTATTACTTGTGACCATTTTAAGATAGGGGAACGACATGCCAATTATTAATAACGACAAGGAGGCGTTGACCCATGCTTTGATACTAGGTATCACCGCGCCCGACTACAAGCTACAAGAGGTGATGGAGTTAGCCCAAGTGATAGCAGATAAACTAAGTGATGAAGAGATACAAGAATGTAAGGACAGAGCAATCGCTTGGATAGACGAACAAGAACTTAAAGCCCGTGAAGCAAACGGGGACACAATACATTGAGGGGAACGATATGAAAAAGTTTAGCGTAGTAATAGAAGTATTGATGGCAGATGATTACAAAGACATGGTAGAGAAATGGAAAGTAGAACCGAGTGATCATGTAGCCACCATATTGACCGAGACTGCACGAGAAAAGGGTCTTGTTGTCAAGGCATCGGTATTAGAAACGGAACATAGTCTCTTTGACCGACAAAGGAAACACGCAGATCATCTAGTCCAAGCAGACGCATACAACGATCTAGAAAATGAGATCATCAGTCGCACTTGTATTGGTGGAGTATGTGAAGACTAATGGATAAAACATTACAAGAGGTCATACAAGAACAATCATTGTTCGAAGATAGTGCATTAGAAGACGCGTGTGCATACGCACGAATGATAACCAAAGGATCAGAACGATTTAAACTAAAGGAGAAACAAGATGACCCCCGAAGCTAAAGTAAAGAAGCAAGTCAAGAAGATACTTGATGATCTTGGGGCATACCATTTCTCGCCGTTGACTTCGGGATACGGGCGAAGTGGTGTCCCCGACATCATTGTGTGCTACAAGGGAAAGTTTATTGGCATCGAATGTAAAGCTGGAAAAGGTAAACTTACTGCGTTGCAAGAACGCAACATCAAGCAAATAAAACACAATGAAGGCTTGGCAATAGTGATAAACGAAGGTAATATAGAGGAACTATTAGCTCTAGTAAAGGAGATCGAATGACTAGGTTAACAGAAATATTAAAAAGTTATAGAAGCAAAATAAAAAAAGTAATCAAAGATAATGTGAACCACCCATCACATTACACACAAGGCGCAATCGAATGTATTGACGCTATCAAGGAAGCCACTAAAGGACTATTTGGAATCGAGGCCGTATGCACGGCTAACATTATTAAATATGTTTGGCGATGGAAATTCAAAAACGGATTAGAGGATTTAGACAAGGCCTCATGGTATCTAGACAGATTAAAACAAGAAGTCCGAAACAATAAAAAATAACAAAGAACAGGCATCATAGGACTATAGACGGCAAGTATAGGAGATCATTATGTTAGATCAAGCATTGTTATGCCTCGCTACAACCATTTACATGGAGTCGGCCGGGGAAAGTAAACAAGCTCAAATTGCAGTAGGGTATGTATTAATGCGAAGAGCCGAGTTTGAACACAAGAACGTATGCTATCAAATGAAACGTCCGGCACAATTTAGTTGGTATGGTTTAGCCAAGCCACCTTCGGTGATCCGACAAGAATATAAAGACATCGCATATAGAGTATTACATAGATTAGAAATAGATTATAGTTACGGAGCAACACATTTTCATGACACGACTATCACAAAACCGAAATCGTGGTATAGTTTAAAACCTGTAGTTAAGTGGTCGCGCTTAATATTTTATAAACAGGAGGAGGTTAAATATGCAAGAAACCCTTAAAAGCGGAATACCTAAACAACCATACGCATGGTCGACAGAAGAATTTAATATCAATGGTGAATTAGTGTGGTCGTCAATTACACAATTTAGGCCGAAAGAACTCTCATGGATACGAGATCTACCCAATAAAAAACATTACATAACAATCACTCCATTATATAAGTGTGAAGAAAAAGCAGAGAAGATTACGGGCATTAAAAGTTATAAAGAATCAACACAACGAATGATGGAGGCATACAATGGACTCTAAAAAATATGACGGCACAGGGTTTGTGCTAGTGGGATTGATCGTAGGGTGTTGCATTACCTGGGGGGTTATGAAGTATAATCAAACACAGACTAAATACAAGATGAATCTTAAGTGCATACAGGGTGAACTCTATGAAGAGATCAGACCTAACTTCTATATTAAGTCACACCTTGAATGTTTTGAGCAAAGGAGTTTTTAATGGCTAGAGTTAAAAAAGCACAATTAAAAGTGTTAAGTGTAAAAGAAAAAGGTGATACATGGTATATCACAGTAGACACCAATGAAGAAGGTCGTAGAATACTTATGCAAGCTGGTATAGACCTAGCCTTGAAAAACATGGTAGACGATAATATAGATAAACTATCATGGTGGGGAAGATTTAAATACGCTTGGAGAAATGCTAAATGACTTGGAACTATAGAATTATTAAACGAGTAGCTAAAGATGAACCTAGATACTATTACGCACTAAATGAAGTATTTTATCAAGAAACAGGCGAGTTGATGGCGTTTAGTGATTCAGACACAATTGTAGCTAGTAGTCCTAAAGAAATTATAAAAGTATTAAAAATGATGTTAGCTGATGCTAAAAAAGACAGACCTATATTAACAGAGAAAGATTTTGAAAAGAAATGATTCCGTTTAGTCATGCAGTAATAGATAGTGATGGTGAAGTCATACGCCAATATCGATGGTCTGTCAAGGAAGCTAAGTGGCACAAAGATCAAGGTAAGAACGTAGTAAAATTAGATAAACCAATTGAAGTTAAAGAAGACTTATTTAAACTAGTAGGGGAGTGTTTGTTTTAATGAATAACAAAGTAAAGACAGATGAGCAACTCATCGAAGAAGTAAATCAATACATGGAAAAGTATCCAACTGCAACGCGTAATCAAGTTGTGTTACATGCAACAGGCAATGCTACAAGAGTAAGAAGCCTAGATAAAAGAGGTTTAATTAAATTACCTAAAGCATTACCCAAAGGAGCAAATACAAATTGGAATGGATATTTTAAAAACACCGCAGAAACAAATTCGGCAAGGAAGGGTATGAAGTATTCAGTATGAATGATGATGTTGATAACGCTAATGATTTCATGCAACACATGATAGATGTAGGAGTAAAAAATGCGCACGATAAAATCAAAAAACCTTCTAATCAAACAGGGAAGTGTATATGGTGTGAAGTCCCAGTCAAAGACGATCGCCGTTGGTGTTCCATCGAGTGCCGTAATGAATTTGAAAAATACGCATAATAAAAGGAGAGAGATTGTGCAAAACGCAAAATTAAATAACTTTGACCCTCAAGCACGGGTAGCAATACGAGTGTTTGAAGATTGGCAAATGAAAATATTTAAAAAGAACGCGAAGAAAGGTTGGAGATTCTTTCAGCCCGATCAATTTGATAAGCCTACACCGCGCAGTGCGAGGGAAGCATGGGGCGCACCATATAAACCTGATACATTCGAAAAGAACGAAGATAGAAATAGTAAAATAATGGTTGCAGTAGTAGCAGTTGCCCTGCTAGTATTATCAACCTTATGAAACTAATCACACTAGACTTTGAAACCTACTACGATGTAGGTTTTTCTCTTTCAGGATTAACCACGGAAGAATACGTAAATGACTTACAATTTCAAGTCATAGGGGTGGCTATTAAAATAGACGATGGCAAAACCGAATGGCACACAGGAGAACAGGCATCAAAAGCACTCGCCTGCATTGACTGGAAAAACGCCATGTTACTTTGCCACAACACGCAGTTTGATGGCACAATTCTTAAATGGACTTACGGACACGAACCCGCCGGGTATTTTGACACACTATCCATGGCTCGCGCTTTGCACGGCGTAGATGTCGGCGGGTCACTTAAAGTTTTGGCAGAACGATACAAACTAGGCGAAAAAGGCACAGAAGTCCTAAACGCTAAAGGCAAGCGACTTGAAGACTTTCAAGAATATGAGCTACATCAGTATGGACTATACTGCATAAACGATGTAGAACTCACCTACGATCTCTTTAAGATCCTATCTAAGAAATTTCCTTATCCTGAATTAAAACTTATTGATATTACGTTAAAGATGTTTATTAGCCCTTCTTTACGGCTAGATAGCGATTTGCTTGAAGAGCGCCTTAATGAAGTGCAAGCAGAAAAACAAAAATTACTACAAGGCCTTATGGCTAAGCTTCAATGTGATACAGAAGAAGAAGTGCGTAAGAAGCTTGCCAGCAACCAGCAGTTTGCAAAGATTTTAGAAGAACTTCATATTCCTGTGCCTATGAAAGAAAGCAACACAACAGGAAAAGAAACCTTTGCTCTGGCTAAAACAGACCAAGGGTTTTTAGCACTGCAAGAACACGAAGATTCTTTTGTGCAAGACTTATGTGCCGTTAGACTAGGGACTAAATCAACTATTGAAGAATCTAGAATCAAACGATTTATTGATATCGCAAGACGTAATCAGGGATTTCTTCCTATCCCGCTTAAATACTATGGTGCACATACAGGACGGTGGGCAGGGGCGGACAAAGTTAATTTTCAAAACTTACCCTCACGCGATGCTAAAAAGAAAGCACTTAAGAATGCAATTCTCCCCCCTGATAATCATGTGATACTTAATGTAGACTCCTCACAGATCGAAGCACGGATACTTGTGTGGCTTGCGGGACAATACGACCAGGTAGAGCTCTATAGAAAAAACCGCGATGTGTATTGTGACTTTGCCACGCGCGTATATAACAAAACTATTACCAAAAAAAATAAGACTGAAAGAGCGGTAGGTAAAACTTGCATTTTAGGGTTAGGGTATGGCACAGGGTCGGATAAACTTAGAAACGTATTGAAGTTAAATGCAGGCATTGCTGTCAATGAAGAAGAAAGTAAACGCCTTGTTAAGCTCTACCGAGAACTGAATCATGAGGTAGTTAAACTTTGGGACGAATGTGACATTGCAATACGCGACATAGCATCGTGGCCTGAGGATAAACCTTCTTATTATTTAGGGGCAACAAAATGTGTTCTTGTATCACCCGAAGGACTATGCCTTCCGAATGGACTCTATATACGCTACCCTAATCTACAGAAAGACAAAGAAGAAAGAGGGTATACCTATGAGTCTAGGAGAGGTAAGATCAATCTTTGGGGCGGCAGCGTTGTAGAAAACGTGGTTCAAGCTTTAGCAAGAATTGTAATCGGCGAACAGATGATTGAAATTGATAAAAAATATAAACCCGTATTGACGGTACATGATGCGATCGTATGCACTGCTAAAAAAGAAGAGGCTGATGAAGCCTTAAACTTTGTCATGGACATTATGAAACGCGCACCTAAATGGGCGCCGGGATTACCTGTCACTTGTGAAGGAGGCCATGCGGAAAACTATGGAGACTGTTAATGAGACCCTACTATGAACTAGAAAAGAAATCTACCATAACACAAAGCCTTGTTGATACGGCTCATGACTCAACGGAATGGATAGATTATTTTAATTTTAAAGCTAAGCTTGTACCGCCCGAAGTATTATTTCAAGATGAGTTTTTTAGATGGTTAGTTAAACGATATGATTTTATAGCGGGTATCCTAAAACTAGACCCCTACACTTGCTACGATTGGCATACAGACACAAGGCGTGGCGTCGGCATCAATATGTTACTTACCCCACACGCAAGAAGTTTCTGTGCTTTTGCCCCAAAGAAGTCTGAACAAGTCTTTAAGATAGAAGAACTTCCTTATAAACCAATGACTTATTATTTATTTAACACACAAGTAGAACACACAGTGTATAATTTCGAAGCGACAAGATATTTACTAAGTATTGAGTTTGCTAAAAATAAAAATGAATTATCTTTTGATCAACTCATGAAGGATATAAAGGGTAACTATGAGTAAAAATACTGCACAAAACGATATAACGGGAGATTGGTTACAGTCTAAACCTAACAACGAACAGTTTGAAAAGAACTTTGATTTAATATTTAGAAAGAAAAAAGAGTTACCCGAATACGAACTTAATAAATCATCGGGTAATGTCCAAAAAAAAGATACAAATGGTAACTAAAGTTAAACAAACAAAAATAGTAAGAGAAGCGGTTCACAAACGCACCTCACAGGGTGGGCGATGTGTTAAAACAAGCACCATGGGTAAATGTAAAAAACGGGATTATAAAAAATACAGAGGGCAAGGTTAATATGGCTGATTTTACATGGAGCTACTCAAGTTTAAAACAGTATGAAAATTGCCCTAAACAATACTATGAAGTAAAGGTACTTCAAAATTTTATAACTGAACCTACACCTCAAATGGTATATGGTACAGAGGTGCATGAAGCTTTAGAACTTTATGTAAAAGAAGGAAAAGAACTAGCCAAAAATTACCAGCGTTTTAAAAAGATGGTGGACTCATTGCTTGCAATCTCAGGTGAAAAACACACCGAGTTTAAAATGGCACTCACTAAAAAACTAGAACCCTGTGATTTTGAAGATCAAAAAAGATGGGTAAGAGGGGTAGCGGATTTAGTTATTATAGATGGCGATCAAGCGTATGTCATTGATTATAAAACAGGAAGTAACAAGTACCCTGACCCTAAACAATTAAGGCTTATGAGTCTTATGGTTTTTGTTCATTTTCCAGAAGTCAACTCAATTAAAGCTGGATTATTATTTGTACTAAAAAATAGTTTTATACAAGAGAGTTACACGCGAGACGACATTCATAAATCATGGAAATCATTTGATCAATCATTAATACGTCTAACAAATTCATATGATACTAATGAATGGATACCTAACCCAACGCCTTTATGTGGGTGGTGCCCGGTTGACACTTGCGAACACCATAAACCACGCAGATAATGTATATTAAATACTGCACAGTATGTACTAAAAAATTTTCATCTGTGCACCCTAACTTTTTGTGTTGTTCACATGAATGTTCTGCAATTAATAAGGTAAATACAAGGTATAAAAGAATAAACGGTGATTGGAATGCTTATTTTAAACATCTTCTTTCTACAAAAGGTAATTCCGATTTAACTCCGCGAAAGTTAATTAACCTATTAAAGAAACAAAACTATCGATGTGCGCTTAGTGGCGTGCCGTTAACGTGTAGCATTATACGAGGGGTTCCTTCTAGAACTAATGTAAGTATTGATAGATTATCAGCTGGCGGGGTGTATAATAGGCATAATGTTCAGCTTGTATGTCGGGCAATAAACTCATTTAGAGGGAACATGACCGTTGATGAATTTATTAATTGGTGTAAAAAGGTAACAAAATATGCCGTATGTAAACAAACAAAGACCCCACAAAAAAGAGTACCAACAGCAACTCGCAAGAGGAGAGCATGAAAAGCGTATGGAACGCCAGAGAGCTCGCCGCGCTGTAGATAAAAAAGGTAAAGACTTTAATAATAATGGTAAAGCTGATATGCGCGAGGGCAAGGACATTGCTCATAAAGTCGCTCTATCTAAAGGCGGCAGTAATAAAAACGGTTATACCATCCAATCTCCAACTAAAAATCGTTCGTTCAAAAGAAACTCTTCCCACGGTTTAGTATCAGAAACTAGCACAAAAGAACGTAAGAAAAAATAAATCAAATAATACTTGACGCACTAAACTATTAAGTCCATACTTAAGTTTCTTTGAGAGGGGAATGATGGAACTAATAGATAACAAACAAGTTAAGATCGTTGTGCCTATTGATGTGGCCAAAGTAATACAAGAACACATTGAAAAAGTTGAAGTACTTAAAACAGAAAAAAATTTAGTTCATCTATTAATCCATTGGGGCATCGCAGAAATGATACAACTTAATCAGTTGTGTCTTTTTAAAAACCCTCTTCCTTCACCCATTATTAAAGATTATAAATGGACAGGAAGGTTTCATCCGTTTGACCATCAAAAAGTAACTTCCGAATTTTTATCTATTCAATCTAGAGCTTTTTGTTTTAATGAAGCGGGCACAGGAAAAACTTCATCAGTACTTTGGGCTTGTGATTATTTGATGAACATGGGCATTATTAAACGTGTGCTTATCATTTGCCCACTTTCCATTATGACCTCTGCGTGGAAAAATGATATTTATAATACATGCGTTCATCGTGTGCCGGGTGAAGCTTATGGTACTGCAGATGATCGACGACTAATTATTAATAACCCCCGATATGAATTTGTCATTATAAATTACGATGGTGTTGCTATTGTTAAAGACGATATTGACAAAGCCAACTTTGATTTAATTGTGGTAGACGAGGCCAATGCTTATAAATCTGTGACTACAACTCGGTGGAAAACTTTAAACAAACTTGTTAAACCTACAACAAAACTTTGGATGCTAACAGGAACGCCAGCAGCGCAGTCCCCTGTAGATGCGTATGGATTGGCAAGATTAGTATGCCCGTATCGTGTACCTAAATTTTCAAGTGCATGGCGGGATATTGTCATGTATCAGATAAGCCGATTTAAATGGCTCCCACGAAATGGAAGTGAGCATAAAGTATTTAATACACTCCAACCCGCAATTCGTTTTGCTAAAGAAGATTGTTTGGATCTGCCTGACATTGTTTATCAAACACGCATTGTGCCATTATCAAAGAGTGTAGAGAAATTTTACCAAGAATTAAAAAAAGAGTTTTTAATTGAAGCGGCTGGGCAAGAAATTAGTTCGGTAAACGCGGCGGCTAACATGACAAAACTTTTACAAATTTCAGGTGGTGCTGTTTACACTGACGATAAAAAAGTTGTTGAGTTTGATATATCTCCCCGTCTTAAAGAATTACATGAAGTCATTGACCAGACCTCGCATAAACTTTTAGTGTTTGTTCCTTATCGACACACCATACTTATTGTTGCTGAATACTTAACAAAAATTGGAATTACAAATAGTATTATTAATGGCAGTGTAAGTAAGTCTGAACGCACTACAATTATTAAAGAATTTCAAAACGCAGAAGACCCTCGAGTATTGGTGATTCAACCTCAATCTGCGTCGCATGGAGTCACATTAACCCGCGCAGACACTGTTGTATTTTGGTCACCTGTGATGAGCGTAGAAACTTATGTGCAGTGCATTGCTAGAATTCAACGGGTAGGACAAAAAAATAATATGACTGTAGTTCATTTGCAAGGTTCTGAAATTGAAAAGAGGATGTATGGCATGTTGCAGCAAAAGGTAACTGCGCATACAAGTTTAGTAGATTTATATAGAGAGGAGATCGGAATATGAGTGATGTAAAAGTAGATTCTTTGGTTAGTACCTATCTTACTATCAGACGAGAGCGAGAGAAGTTAGCCAAAAAATATGAGCAAGAGGATGCAGTTTTCAAAGAACAGATGGAGCGTTTAGAGGAAGCTATGCTTGCGACGTGTAATCAAATTGGTGCGGAAACACTACGCACTGAACATGGCACTATTATTAAAACTTTAAAAGAGAATTATGTTTGTGGTGATTGGGATAATTTCAAAAAGTACATTATTGAAAACGATGCGCTTGAGTTATTACAACAACGCTTAAGTCAAACTAATTTTAAAGAATTTTTAAGCACAAGAGGAGAAGAAGGATTGCCTCCTGGAATTAGTACTATGAGAGAGTTCAAAATTAGTGTACGTAAACCAACCAATAAATAAGGAGAAATATCATGGCCCAACAGCCTATTACATTTACAACGCCTAAAGGCATTGCGCAGTACCCTTGGTTATCTAAACCAGATACCAAGTTTTCTGAAGAAGGAGAATACAAGGTTAGTCTTATTCTTTCTAAGGAAGAAGCTATTCCTATTCTAAAACAAATCAACGAAGTATTTGCTGAGAATGTTGCAGCTGAGTCCAAAAAGAATGGGGGCAAAGATATTAAAAAAGCACCTCCTCCATACATGGAACAACTTGATGATGCAGGTAATTCGACAGGAAAAGTTATCCTTAAATTTAAATCTAAAGCTGCTTACAAACCTGCTATTTTTGATGCAAAGGGTATCCCTATGATTGATAGTAATGTTTGGGGCGGTTCAGAAATTAAAATAAATGGATCTATTGCCCCCTACTACACTCCTTTGATTGGCGCGGGGGTAGCATTGAGACTCCGAGCCGTTCAAGTTATTCAATATGTAGATGCTTCAACGGGTGCGGCTTCAAAATTTGGGTTTGAGGAAGAGGTAGGTTATGAACATCAAGCCACTGAAACTTTTGAAAGCATAGCTGCTTCGCCTGTAGCAAGTGTAGAAGACGAACCAAAAGTGCGAGCACCAAGTAAACCGCCTGTAGAACCTGCAGATGACCTATCTGATATCATCAATCAGTGGGCAATTAAATAGGAGGCCTTATGCCGAAAAAATATAGTCAGTCATTTTTAATTGAACTGAATAGTTTTGATGAAGATAGACCTGGCGTGTTATTGGCAAAGGCTTGCGTAAATGCAGACCTTCCCATTATAGAAATTGCTAAGGTCTTTGGAGTATCCCGGATGACTGTTCACAGTTGGTTCCGGGGTTCCCCGATTCGAGATAAGAATGCAATTAAAATTAAAAAATTTTTAAAAGCACTTGAAGAAGAGTGGACATTTCAATTAGAGAACCACACTGAAGAGCTACCTATCTCAAGTATAAAACAAGCAAGGGCTTTTTTAGAGAGCAAAATTATCCCTAAAATAAGTTGAAGATTAATGTGGATTAGGTAAAATAGAAGATGCTCCGTAGATGAAACACCTTCGGAGCGTTTTATTCTAAGAGAGAAGAGGACAAATGCTTAAAGAATTTTACACAAAGGCTATGCCGGACAAGGGAATCTATTGTGTGGCGTACAATATTCCAAATACTGAGCCTTACATAGAAGAATATGTAGACTCTTTGGATAAAGCCGTAGAGTTAATTTACAACAATAAAAAAATGAATCGCAACACTTTCATGACCATGAGTACATTGAAAGAAAAAAAAAGAATTGCGACTAATACTTTATATATTAAATCATTTTATATTGATATAGATGTCGGCGAAACTAAAGATTATAAAACACAAAAAGAAGCTCTTTTAGAGTTAAGTAAATTTTTAGAGGCTACTAAATTACCATTGCCTTCTGTTGTAAATAGTGGTAATGGAGTTCATGTTTATTGGTTTTTAAAACAACAGTTAGATAGAGCTGAATGGAAACCTATTGCAGATCAATTAAAAGAATTATGCCTACAACATGATTTAAAAATTGATAGATTAATTACGGGAGATTCTGTTAGATTATTAAGATGCCCTGATACTAACAATTTAAAACAAACCCCTCCACGACCTACCTTACTTTTAAGAGATGCCCCTACATATGATTTAGAAGTTATTACTAAAATACTTGATAAGAATACTCAACCTTTAAAAGATACTATAAAACGAAAAGCTTTGACAGATGCAGAAAAAACTAAATATGCAAATATAGAAAACAGATTTAAACCCTTACTTTATGACAGCGTTAAAGGTAATCAAAAAGGTTGTGGGCAAATTAAATACTATGTAGAAAATGTAAAAACTGTATCAGAGCCTTTGTGGTGGAAGATATTATCCTTGGCCCAAAGTTGTGTCGATCGCGATGAGGTGATACATCTTATATCTGAAAGACACCCGAAATATACTTTTGAGGAAACAGAGAAAAAAGCTACTAGCACTGAAAGAACAATTGATAAAGATGGTAAACCTAAAGGTGGCCCTCATACTTGTGAATCATTTGAAGACGCTAATCCAGGTATATGTAAGTCGTGTCCCCATTGGCAAACTATTTCTACGCCCGTTCAACTTCATAAATACCCTATAAAAGAATTGCCTGCTGTACATGATATAGCTATTGAAGGAGAAGTTCTCCCTGCTATTCACAAAGATTTAAAAGGTTTGCCTGAAACCCTGGATAAAAAGGGGTACTGGATAGGAGCAAAAGTAGGAGGGGTATTTAAAACAGTATCAGTCTCTGATAAAAAAGGAGTTTCTCATAAAGAAGATAAAGTAGTTTATGAATATACAATGCGAGCAATTCGGCATGTGAGGAGTTCGGCAGAGGGAAATTGTTTAGTTATTAATGTATTTCACCCGCATGATGGAACTAAAGAGTTTATATTACCCATGAAAGTAGTATATGAAAAATCAGAATTAAGAAAAGAATTAACGAGCCACGGAATTTATTACGAGTCATTAGAACAAGAGGAAATAATCATGAGGTATTTTATTGATTGGGCAATAGATATGCAGAAGAAAAATAAGTACGATGTTATGTACGATCAAATGGGTTGGAACGAAGACAAAAGTTCTTTTGTTATTGGAAACATAGAAATTTCTAAAGATAAATCTATGAAGACCACCCCTATTTCTCCACTAGCAAAATCAGTCGCGCCGTTTTTAACTACAAGTGGCACTTACAAAGAGTGGCAAAATACTGCACAAAAACTAGGTCAGAACGGCCTAGAGATGCATATGTTTACTATGCTGTGTGGGTTCGGATCTATTTTGATGGACTTTTCATCAACTTCGGGAGTTGCTATTTCTTTAACAGGAGATTCTGGCGCGGCTAAAACGGGAGCGTTATATGCTGCTTTAAGTATATGGGGGAAGCCCAAAGATTTAGCGGTAATGAATGCAACGGCCAACGCTTTACAAGGACGATTTTTAACACTGCATAATTTACCCATGGGGTTTGATGAAGTGGGCAACAAAAACCCGTACCTATTATCTGATTTTGTTTTATCGGTTTCGCAGGGTAAAGCCAAACTTAAAATGCAAGCATCATCAAATATGGAAAGAGATTATGAAGCTCCTGCTTCTTTAATTGCTATCTTAACTTCTAACCACAGTATTTATGATAAGTTAAAATCAATCCGCTCTAATCCTAATGGGGAGGCTGCAAGGCTTATTGAATTTACTGTAAGAAAACCTAAATCATTTATTGATAATGCTAGATTAGGTAAGGAAATCTTTGACGAATTTAATTCTCATTACGGTTGGGCAGGGGTAGAATTTGTGAAGGCCGTTTTTGATTTTGGTGATGAACGAGCAATTAAACAGAATCTTGCTAAATGGGAAAATAGATTTGTTCAAGATTTTGGCAACGATACTGCGTATAGATTTTATGAAAATTTAGTGTCCGTTACTATGACTGCAGCAGAGATAGTTCACAACGCAGAGATTTTAAAGATTGACGTGGATCGGGTATATAAATTTATTGTAGGGGAAATGATTACAATCAGAGATGATGTAGTTAAGGTAAATAATGTAGATTATGAAGCGATTCTCCAAGATTATTTAGACGCTAATGTAGATAAGATTCTTGCATTCAAAGATGAAAAAATTATTACTGAACCGTACAGGCAACTAACAGTTAGAATTGATAATGATAAAGACGCTATGTATATTTCTAAACGCGAATTTGACACGTACTTAGGCGAATTAACTATTAGTACTAAAGAGTTTATGTTTCAATTAAAAAGTGCAGGGGTAGATATTGAAGCTGGTGCAAATGTTAAACAAAGAATGAATGCTGGGTGGAAAGATGTATCAAAATCAGCAACTGCTGTTTACAAAATTAAATTAAGCACATTAGGAAAAGATATAAAGGCACTAAACCATGCAGCTGCATAATGACCCCGAATGGTTATTTCCGTTTGAGATGATGGAAATAGGAGATAGTTTTTTTATTCCCACTTTAAAAAGTGCGCCGTTAATTTATGCGATTGAAACAGGAGCTAAAAGAGCAAAGGTCAGAGTAAAAACTTATTCTGTTATTGAAGCAGATTATATGGGGGTACGCACTTGGCGGATAGGTTAACTACCCATTTCTTCTTTTAGATATTCCCTATATTTCTTTGAAATAGTAACGCCGTTAACACTATCGGCAATAGCTTTCTTTCTTTTTTTATAAGAACTATCTCTTGTGGCAGCAGTAATGGGGTTAAGCTTTCCAGTTGTGGATGCATTATATTCATTAATTTTTTCGTTTACTACTTGTAACATTTCTCTATCCCCACTATCTCTAGCTAAGAAAGATGCAGTTAATAATCCTTCACGTTTCTCAAGCATTCTGCGCTCTGCGCTTTTCATAGTATTGTTGCGTTCATAATTTAAAGCTAATTCTTGATTTGTAAATCCAAAAACTTGCATGAAAATACTAAAAGCCCCAATGTCTTCAACAAGAGGGGCACCAGTGCGTGTACGCGCGCCTTCATTAGTATATCGTACTGCTTTTAATGGGTTACGCAGAAAAGCTGGTAACATTTCTTCTGAACCGCGCATTATAAATCCGTTGTTCATATCCTCTATTCCCCTTCCCACATTTCTCATATAACCGTATGCAGGGCCTAAAGCTGTTTCAAGGATGTATCCCGGCACGCCTATTTCAGATACACGACGAGAATCTTCTCTAAATATTAAATTACTGAAACCTGTTCTTGCGGCTACATCAACCCTAACCATTTTATTGAGCGGGCCTTTATATCCAATATCTCCAAAAATATCACGGACTTTTTCGTCAAAATCATAAGGTTCATCATCGTCGCCAAACATTGCATTGAATGTTTCTGATAATACATTAGCCGCACCGTATAGAGGCATTCCTTGAAGTCCTGCTATAGTAAAAGACATACCATAAATGCCCACTAATTGTTTTCTTGCTGCATATTTTATAAGTTTAAGGTCTGCTATTTCTTGTTCATACGCTTTAATTTTTACAGGATCTGATGTTTCAGTAATTAGTTTAGCTAATTCAGCCCTTTTAGCATCGCCTCCTTTTGTAGACTCATGAAATAATTTAATAAGTAATGACATCATAGCGTGGGCGTATCGTTTAAAAGTAAATATAGTTTTGCCCCAGCCTGTTTGAAAATATCTAGGGCCTACTTCGGGTAGAGCTGTGCCATGAGATTCTCTTGTAAAGTCTCTTGCGACCTCTGCAGCCTTAGCATCAAACCCTGTAGCATTAGGATTTTTTTCTGCTAAGTAGGAAGCTAGATAAGTGACTTCTCTATTAAATCGCTCAGTATTTTGAAATGTCCACGATAACAAAGTGTCTACTCTTGCTTTAATTCCTGTAAATTCTTCTGCAGTTTTTTTTCTCATTTCTGTGAGTTCGTATCCTAATCCACGTCTAAATACCGCATTTTGTAATCCTGCTTCATAAAGAGTCAATATATCTTCTGGGAGCACATCTGCTTGATCAATAAGACCTTTAGCTGCATTTTCTTTGGATCGTAAAAATCCGTTTTTCATTGCGAATGACCAATCGGGGTAGTATCCTCTATTATTATCAAATCCTCCGTTTTTATACATTTTTATAGCGTCAAACAAAGCAGCGCTACCTTTTACAATACCGTGTTTGGCAATAAGACCTGGACCCACAATAACTAGCATTTGAGATAAGTTAACTATGGCAGAAGATATATTACCCGCAATTGTAGTTAGAAAACTTAAGTAAGCTAAATTACCTGATAGAGGATCTGCTACAGGGTTATTAATAAAATGTCTTGATTTTTGAGTAACATCTAATGCAGCATATTGGACAGATGCTTTTAATCCTTCTTTTTTAGCGGGTTCTATTGTCGGGTCATTTTCAATAGTTTCATTTGCTATATTAGCTTGTTCAGAAATTTCACTAGTAGCTTCATTAAATTGTGGAATATATTCCATATTCGTAACTTGGTTCGCCATGCGCGCACCGATATCAATAAATCCACCTACTATATCTGGAAGTTCACCTCGAGTTCCTTTTCTTGCTCGAGTGTTTTGACGAACAGCGCTGCTTGGAAACATATCAATATAGAATCCATAAATTTGGTCAATCATTTCTTGTGCTTGTACTGAAACTTTACCGTCTGAATCTCCCATTTGTTCTTTTATAACCCCAATAACTTCTTGGAAAAAATCATTGGGCGGTATATCTTGTGTGCGTGCAGTTTCAGGAGAAACACTAGAAGAAATATATTTTCCACCACTTGATATTATTTCTTCAATTCGTCTATCTAATTCACGAGGAGTTTCAAATCTTTCTACATATACTTCTTGTTCAAAACCTTCAGGAGTTCTGCCCGCAGGTTGATATTTAAGTACGTGTTGACCTTTACGTCTAAACGGATGATAAAAAACTAGTTGATTAGCTACTAATTGTTCTTTATATTTTTCGGCCTTTTCTGAAGGTGGTATGGGTCTACCTTTAGTATCTTTATCAGGAAGTAATTTAAGAATTGCCGCATTGAATTTTTTTGCATATTGTTGAAATACATTTGAGTAGCCTATAGCTAACATTTGAAGTTCCGCAGGCAGCTGTTTAAATTCTCCTACTAAAGGATGGTATGCATTATCAGGGTCAGTTGGGTCAATACCTAGTTCTAACCGAGCATTCCCTTCTTCACCGCGAGATAAATCATATACAATTCGAGTCCAGTTTTTTATCATGTCTGGACTATATTTAGTTGTTACTATTTGAGAAGGAACCGATTCTATTCTAAAATCACTTGATACTCGTGCGGCGCCATCATAAAAATTTTCTATAGAAATTTCTTCTCCGTTAGGTTTTACAAATTTAAAAGCATTTCTTTTCTCGCCTTTTATAATTTTCATTCCCATTGAACCCAGTCTATCTACCTCTGCTCTAGCTCGGTCTGCTTCACCTGCTCGACTATCAAGAAGCTCCATTAATTTTTTAAAAGAAGGAATATACTTGTGATAAAGTTGAACCATAGCTGGCAAACCTAGCATACCCATTGACATTTCTCTTAGATTGATAGGTAAGCTACTCATTTTATCTCTTACATCTTCTAATGCTTTAGGAGTGCCTTCACGTATAGAAGTAAAAGCAGCCCCTGCCATATCTAATAATTTTTCAGCAGTTTTAGGACTATAAGCACCTGGAGGATTATCAGCGGAATATAAACTTGGGTAAGTGACTACTTCTTCATTTAATTGTAGTTTTACTGATGGAACGTTTTCTTTAAGCGTTCTATTTAATGAGTATAAAATCATGTCTTGTAAATCACGGGATGTAATTTTTGCCGGATCGTAAAAACCTAATCTTCTTAAAAAGTTTTTAACCATGCCCATCACATATCTAAACCAAGTATTTTGCGGTGCCGTTTCACCAATATGAGCTGCAACTTCTCTTAAAAAATTAAGGCTTCCAGGTCTGTACCTAACAGGATCAGAACCTGTATAATTTCTTGTTACTTGGGTCCATGCAGCTGCAACAACAGAATCAGTGTCTTTTAGTTTATTAAGTTGTATTAAAGTAGGTAAATAATTATCCCCTAACATACCTTCAAGACCGTAGTGTTCTCCGATTTCGTGGAGTAACATATCTCGTGCGGTTCCTTTAGGATTTCTATTGGCAATAATAGTTGTTTTCCCAGTTCTAAATTTATCCCTTTTTGGATTGAATTGATAAAAAGCCGTAACGCCCTCTCCTATATCAAAATCAAGATCTTCTGCAGCATCTATTAAATTGAGTCTTCCTCGAGAAAGAAGTTTATCAATAAGGGGTTTCCCAAATTCTTTGTATAAATCTTCTCTTACTTCTTGTGCGTTATTGTATCTTGTAAGTTTTTCTGCGCCTGCTTGAGAAGGGTTTGCTCCAAGCGAAGGTTCTATTGTAGTGTCTTCATCTTTAACGTACGCGGTTTTCCCCGCAATTTCATTTCTTCTTTGGGTATCTAAAATTTCTTTAGCTAGTGTAGGTGTAAAATATCCATCTCGTATAGCGTCAGTAACTCGCTGTTTAAGTGTTTTATCTAATTTAGCATACGGCATATCAGAGATAAACGTTGCCCATCCTTTAGCTATAGGTGTTTTAGGGTCTAGTGGAGTACTGCTAACCGCCTCTCCTCCTCTAACATCTGAGCCATCTGTAACAATATCTCCCACTGGCTTGGAGTCAATACCTCCAGTTGTGGTGGGGCTTCGTTCAGAAATGGGTTTGCCAGATATTTCAGTGCCACCTCGAATATCTGGACTTCCTCTTGATTCAGGTTCTGCGGATTTAATAGTAGTCTCATCTTTTGTCTCCTTCCAAGTTTGAGCTTCTGGACTCCATTGTAATGTGGTACTAGTCTCTGGGTTAAATGCAGTATCAGTTTCAGGATCATATTGCAATCCCGCAGTTTCTGCAGCTTTCTCTTTAGTTATTTGTAATGAAAATGGAGAGGGCTCTGTCGTTATTTCTATATCTTCTTTTACGGGCGGCTTTGGTGTAGGCAAAGAAGGAAAAGGTAACGTACCTTGTTTTTGTTTTTCTTTTCCTGAAGGGACTCCAGTTTGTGGTTCTCCTTCTATTTCTGCTTGTGTAGGCCCGGCTAGTTCTTCTGGAAAACCAGGAAGAGATGCTTGAGTTGGCGTTGCGATAGGCGGTACAGGCGATATAGGCGGCACATTAGCAGGTGGAGTCGGCAATACTTCTTGAATATCTCCCGTAGGTGCTCCTCCTATGGGTGTTGGTGTTGGTGTTGATGCTGGTGCCGCTGGGTCAACAAGAGGAGGCACTGCAAGATCTTGGATTTTTTGTTCTATTGGGGCAGAGATGCCTCTAAATACACCGCCTGCAACTGCTCCGCGTACAGAAGATTCCATAATTCGATTCCAATCTGCACTATCAAAAATTTGCGGGTTTTTTCCTACAAAGTTTTCTGCAGCAATACTAAGACCTTCTTGTGCACCTTCAGTTATACCTTCTTGTCCCGCTCCTTTAAGAAATCCTTTAAATGCTGTATTAGCTAAACCTGGACGCATTCCTGATTTTAGTAAAACAGATTTAGCAACCGCTCCTTTTAATGCAGGGCTCATGCCATCTAATATAGATTTTGGAAGAACAGAATCTAAACCAGCCGTAGCTGCTCCAAATATTGCTGATGCTCCAGGCGCAAGTTGCCCAGTTTCTCGGTAAACATTTTGAAATACTTCAGGAGCATTAAGAGCATAAGAACCTAAATATACTCCTACGCCTCGAGCTACTGCTTGTCGTTTAGCAAGTTCAGTAGCAACTAATTTACCTGCACCAATTTTTGCAGCTTGTCCCGCAACGCCACCTGGGATTAATGTGGTTAAAATATTAGGACCTTGTTCTAATGCTGTTTCTAATCCGAACTTTAACCCAGAACCTATACCCGAAACATCTTTATATGAATCATATTGAGGCGCAAGATTTCTTTGAATATATTCTTCGGTCTTTTGGGCTTGAGCTAATTGTTTTTTTGCGTAGTCATCAAATCCAAGTCCACTAGCTGCCATAGCAGGTATAACGTCACCAGCAGTAGAGCCTAATCTTTCGAATCCGCGATCTAATGCTTTACTTGCAATTTGTCCAACTGTATATTTTTTTTCAATATTAGCTGGGTCAGAATAATAATTTTGTGTTGCTACCGCAATTAATTGATCATCGGTGGCTCCTATTGGACCCTCAATCTTCATAATTTTTCCATTAGGCGCTTGTACCTCATAGACTTTTGTTTGAGGCTGTGTAGCAGCTAGAGAAGGACTTTTAGGCGCTACAAAAGGTTGAGCAGGTGCAACTGTAGGTGCAGGAGAATCTGGTGGGGGAGCAGATTCTTGTTTAGGGGGTTGTTTTTTAGGTGCGTCAGGTTTAACTGAGTCTGAAAAAGTTAAAAAGTTTTGCCACCTTCTATTTTGAATTGCCTGATTATGTTTGCCACCTACAGTATTATATTCTGGAATTTTTTTAGCAATTTCTTCACTCGTACGTTTACCATTACCAGTGAGATTTAAAAAATTATTTTGCCCTACATTATAATGAAAATCAGTAAGGGAATAAATTTGCTGATCGTCCCAATTATACCCATGCTTTTCAGAGAAACCTCTAATAAAATTTTCGCGATTATTAAGGTCTTCTAAAAAACGCTGTTCCGCTTCTTCTTCAGAAATAGTTTCTTTGGGATTAAGAGCTTTAGTTCCATATCCTATAGAATATTGACTGCCGTCTTTATAAGCGACGTTACTAAAGCCTTCTTTATTTTTAATAAAGTTGACGAGTTTATCTTTAGTAAGAGATTCCCCCGCTTTTAAAATAGGTTCTTCAGTTAACCTTGTAGGAGTTGACATAAATTACTTTTACTTTATAACTTTAAAACCGCCGTAATTTGTCGGATTCACGTTTTGACCCGATCTTAGACCTACTCTTCTTGCTAATTCATTATTATATGCAGTTTGAAATTCAGGACTTTCTTCGTCATATTTTTCTCCATTTTTTTCAAACCACTTGGCTTGCCACTCTACAAATTTAGGATCGTTAATAACTTCATTAGCAATTTTTCCTTGCTCACTTGGTTTAAGCGTTCCTGCTACTTGTAAAGCATTTTGATTTTTGCTATCTGCTATAAGTAAATCCGCCATAAGTTTTTGATCCGCAATTTGTTTTGTGGCGCGTCTAGTTTCTTCTGCTTGTTTTGAATTAGCTCCAAATTGCGCAAATGCTATTCTTTCAGAACGTTGCGCTTGATCTAAACCCAACGCAAGTGCATTACGTTTTTCTTCTAAATCAGCTATTTTGTCTTGTGATGCAGCATAAGATTGAACACCTGCTTGAGCTCCCGCACCAATATTAGTTAGTGCAAACGGAGATGTACCTTGCATAGTTTTAAACCCAGCTTCTGTAAGTGCTAAGTACGGAGCCATTTCTTCTCGACGTGCTGCGCGTTCTTCCATTTTAAGTAACCGTTCTCTTTGCGCAGCTGCATTAGGATCAGTGCCTACATAATCTTGAAGTTCTTTAGCATAGTCACCAATTGATTTAATTTTTTCTTCCGCAGGAGCTACATTTTTTGGGGTTTCTGCAGCTCGTTTAGCTGCGGCTTCTTTATCTGCTAATTCTTTAGCGGCTCTTTCTTTATCTAACGCTACTTTTCTAGCTTCTTCTGCGCTAATTTGTTCTTTTTCTCCATACTGATTAATACCATAAATAGTTCCACCGATAACTGCGGTATCTACATAAAATCCTGGTTTTTGTAAAAATCCTTTAGTGCCTTGTTCTAAAATAGGTGTAACGGGTCCAGTAGGTAAATTCATGGTAGGTGCTTTTACTTTAGATGTACCTATTGCTTTATCTTTTAAATATTTTAATCCTCTTCCACCGTATTTAGCCGCGAATCTTCCCGTTGCTAGAGCTGCAGGTATAACATAGCCGCCAATAGGATACCCTACAGACCCGTCATCATATTTAACCCCACCACCATCTTCAAATGCGACAATACCACCGGATGCAAAGTTTTGATCTTGATACATATCATCGGGCACCGGTAAACTTGCAACACCTTGATCGTCATCTTGCATTTGTGGTTGGTCAGCTAACATTCCAAGCCCACCTTGAGGTTGAGCTGGTTGTGTTAAATCTTCTGCTACACTTGATTCTGGAGCTTGTTCAGCTTGATATTTAGTACGCATATCTTTACGGCGTTGTAATTCTGATAGGGCTAAATAGCTAGGAACATTTCCTGTAGGGTTCTGAACATAACCAATCAGTGCATCATCTGGTACACCTCTTAGTTCATTTTGTAATTTAATGATGTTCATAATTATCCTTTACCTAATATATTAGCTAAACCTAGGCCTGCTAAACCTAAACCGCCAATTTGAGATATGGTTGAAGGCTGCGGTGTATATTGCACTTGAGTAGAACCCAATGCCGCTGCATTACCACGAAGAATATTACTAAGATATTCAAGTTGAGCTTTTTGATAATTGTTTTGCTCTTGAAATGTTTGGTATTTAAGATCATTAATTTGTTGTTGAAGGGCTTGCTTTTCGTTTTCAGTTGAAGCTTGAGCTTTAAGTCTTTCAAGGTTAGCTGTTTGTGAAGCTGCAGCAACAGCGGCTTGTTTGCCTGATGCATCAATACCTGTAGTAAGACCCGCGAGACCAATGTCTTTACCAAGCCCTGCAGCATATTGTTGACCTTGTTGATTAAGTTGTTCAGCTTGTAGTCGACGTGCTTGGTCAGCTTGAAATTGTGCCTGAGCATTTGTATAAGCCTCTTGTTGACCTTTGGCTCTAATATCTCCAATATTTTGATTAGCGCCTCTTTCTTGCTCCGCTTGTAATAATGTTTGACGAGCACCACCAAATGTACCACGACCAATAGAACCTAATGCCCCGGCTGATTTAGCTAAGTCTCTTTGTTTTTCTGCCTCACGCACTGCAATATCAGTTACATTAGAAGCATATGGTGACATGTAATATGAAGCAGCACTTGGACTAAATGTGCCGCCATAAGTTGATGTTGGACTATATCCTAATGCACTTGATAATCCTGTACCTGCAGCGCCAAATCCTAAAGATTGGCCAGTACCTAATCCTGTAGCAGCTGTACCAAAACCACCTGGCATTGTTAGACCGGATACTTCTCTTTGAATTGATTCTTGACCCGGTGTAAATCCTGCAATCCTGTCGCCTGTATAAGTAGGCATTGGTTTAACACCTGTAACAGTGCCAGAAGCATCCGTTGTATAAGTTTGTTTACCTGTTTGTTTTAAAAGCTCTTCGTAGAACGGCTTAGCGTATTCAGGTAAGTTTGTAGAATAAGATGTAGAAGTTTGTGAACCACCACCGCCAGATGAGCCTCCGCCAGAGTAGAATGTAAATGACTCTACTAAAGAAGTCACCCAGTTAAACAAGTTAAATAATTTCATAAATCTTTCTCCACAACGTATCTTACAGTATTAAAATTTGATTTGATTTTATATAGCCTAGCCTGCGCCTCTTGAGCCCACGCGCTTGCTTTTGTAGCACCTTGCATTTTAGCCCACGATTCTACTTGGCTAAACGTTTCGTCATTCACAATGCCATGACCACCTAACGCTGTTATAAACATGACTCTACTATTAGGACGATTTATAAACTCTACTGTCATAGCTCCGTTAAGTACACCTTTTTCATCAACAGATACTAATAACGTTTGTTCATTTCTACTTAATAAAAGCTTTAACTGCTCTAATGTATAATCTCCACCACTTACATTAATGGATGCATTTAAATATTCTTTTACATCTTCCCAAACATTATATATGTTATTGGGTGCTACGATTTGTACTGTGTTCATGCGGGCATGTATTTATTTGGATTAATTTGTTTGCCTTGTTTAGTATGACCTGTTCTTGCTTTACGTACTTTGTCTAACATTGAGTAAAGTCTTTGTGAACCTGCTTTAGAAGAGCCATTACCAATATGACTTACGACATCAGCGGGTACTACAAATTCACCATCTGCTAAACGAGCGGGTTGTTTGCCTTCTATTGTAGCAGGTATTGAGTCAGACATACCATCGCCAGCACCATTTAAATAACCGCCACGAGCCATACCACGAGGCGCATTTATACCGGCAAAATAAGTTGGGCCCATAGCCATAGAAGGATTATAACTTGGTGCCATAGGTTGGCTAGGTGCTAATGAACCTAAGCCTTGTAAGCTTGGCTGACCTTGTTGCATCGGATCAGTACCTCTAATTTGTTTAACGATAGATGCTTCAATAGGATTAGTAGGTTGATAGTTAGGATCAGCTTTTAAATTAGCAGTGACTTTAGCAATAAGGCTATCATTACTTTGATCTGGCATTTGACCTTGTGTCATTGATGTATTTCCTTGCATACCTTGCATTGGCTGCATAGCCCCCATAACACTTTGTAACATCGCTGAGTTATTAGCTCCTGTATTTGGATTCATTGACATGTCTGGAGATAAACTTGGTAATCCTAATGCATCTTCTTTATTAGAGTCACCACCATCTGCAAAACTTACTGGACCACCCATAGCATAACCATATGTTTGTGCTTGAGTTTGCGATTGTTGCCTTGCCAAATTATTAAGACGTCCAATACCATAATCATCTTTTGGTGTTTGTTGGGCTATAGTACCATCAGGATTACCATACACACTAGAACCTGCAGTAGCCTCAATAGGACCACCTATTGCGTAAAGTCTTAATCCTGTATCATTACTTAAATTTAAACTTCTATTAGGATCATAAGCTTGTTTCTTTTTTGCTTCGTCCATGTTAATAGGGTCACCATAAATATCAGAAGGTTCTAGTCCGCCTAATAATGCTCCACCTATTGGCATGCCTACCGCCATTTTATTTTGTCCAATAAATTCCATAGGATTCGCAGCTACATTTTTATATGCTTGAGATAGAGTATTTGCCGGGGCTCCTCCAAAACCTTGTGTAGCTCCAGGAATAGGTTCAAAGTTTGGTGAATATTGATTTGCCGCAGGGGTAACATTATCAATTAAAGATCCAAATTTTGCCTCATTACCTCCCAATGCAGCGGTTTGTCTTGCGGTAGCACTTGGTGTGTACATACTGATTTGTTGTTTAACTAATGGATCTAATAGTGCTTGATCTACAGTAGATCCTGATTGAGCTATCGCTTGATTAAACCCTACAGGTAACGCGTTAGAAGATGTAGAACCCGCAACGCCACTACCAATTAAATTACCTCCGCCCATTTGACCTGTAGTTCCTACAGAACCTACCGCACCAGGTGATAGCCCAGTAGCTCCTGATATAGTAGGAGTAAATGCATTAGCGGCACTAAATAAATTAGCTCCTCCGTACCCACCTAATCCTCCCGTTATAGCGCCCATTAAAGGATCTTTATTAGTAGCAGCACCTGTAGCTGACCCTGCCAATATACCTGCAAGCATGGGAGACATAGCCCCACCAGACATTCCCGATGCCGCAAATCCAGCTATTGTAGGAAGCAATGATTTAAAGAATCCACCTAAGCTAAATGCTTCAGGAAGTCCTGTATCTGGGTTTATAGTCAATGATCCCCCTTGAGACATAGCTAGACTTTGTAATCCTGCTACTTCGGTGGGGTTCATGTGAACTAAAACTGAGTCACCATTACGACCTAATGATGCTAATCCCTGAGATGTTTGGTATGCCATAATTGAGTCCTTAAATATATGCTAATAATATCATGTTTATAATACCTTATGCTACTGTAATTGTAGGCGCTATGCCTGTTAATGCTACTGTTCTAGTTGGTACAATGTTGCCATTTAATATTACTGTTGGTGCTACACCCACTAAGTTAACTGAGTTTGTTAATGGATTAATTGTGTTTGCTAAGACAATCTTTAAGTACCCACCATCATTATAAACCGTACCTATACGTTGACCCACTGCAGTTGTAGGTAGGGCTAGCAATGTTAACTGATCTATAACTATAGGTGTAGTAGAACCCGTTTGCCTAAAATACGTATTTAACGCTCGTACTAACTGATTAAAATATTCAGCATCATAGTCCCTAGGCGCTAAGGGTAGTGTTGGCGCTGTAAATAGTTGTAAAGCCATGTTAGCTTCTTAGTCCATCAGGACGCGCGTCGACACGAGGTAACCCAAGTTGCCATTGAACCCCTACTCCAGTAGATGCTATTTTAAAATTCATTTGCCTGCCACGTGCACGTATAAAGACTTGGTTAGTATATAAGTCTACTGTAGCTTCTGTAGTCACTGTTTGTGTCGTTGTTTGACCTTCAGCGTTTGTAGTAGAACTTGCAGCACCTGGGAAATTACGTACTCCTACAGTCATAGTCACTGCGGGTACGAGTGGAGCTCCGGTAACAGAATTAGTTGTGTCTGAAGAATTAAAATTAACATCGGGGATGACACGGCGTATAAGCATATATTTTTCACCGTCCTCAATATCAACATCAGCAGATTGAATATAAGCATTAATAGCAACGGGTGCGGCATTTAAAGGTTGACCATTATCGTGACCATTTTCGTGTTGGTATAAATAGCCATTATCTGTAGCAAGAGGGTAACTTACAATACCTGCGTCAATCCATGTAGTTCTTTCAATAGCACCAAAGTACCAAATGTTTTCAATATAGTTGTAGATTACATAACGATCAATTTCAGTAGAATTCGTTGAACAATAGAACCAAACAACTTCGTTAAACTGAGCATTAGAGCCAGCAAAGAATATTTCACGTTGCGCTTTATTATAGTTATTAAATACAAATTGACGAAGTGTACAAGGTAAGGTATCTACACGTCCTGAGTAAGCATAAAATTTATCGTAGCCCATCCAGTAAACAATGTTATTTACAGCAACAACGGTATTAGACCCTGCAATAGAAATGTTTTGAGAAACAAGTTGTTGGCTAAATACTTCTGAAGTACCTAAATATTGGAGCGATGTAAGTGATGTATCAGTAAATATAAGTACTTCTTGTTTAGTAGAGATTCCAGATACGATGTGTGAACCTGCTTGTAGTCTTAAGAATCCTGCTGTATTAGTTAAAGTAGGTTGCCAATTTTCAGGTTCAGGTCCTATATCAGCATCGACGTTAGACCAACGAACAAGTAATGGGTCAAAGGTACCTAGGTAATTAGGCGCTAAAGCACTAGCATCGTAGTTAGTACAACCTAAAGCAAGCAAGAAACCTTGTGGAGAGAATAGTATTTTAGTCACTTGTTGGGGTACAGCTACAGCCCCTGTAATACTTGATAATAAAACAGCACGCGTATTAAAAGAACTTGTATAAGCCCAATAATAAATATCAGCAGCTTGTATATTAAACACTAAGTCATTATTAAATTTATCTTGAAAGATTAAACGAGGTGGATAATAAACAGGTACTGTAGAACCTTGACCCCATCCGTTACGTCCCCAAGCACCAGCACCCCAGCCATAACCGGCTGTATTATAAGCATACCCTGGATTAATTTGAAACGCGGCAGTAATAGCTGTACCACCACCAGAAGCCACTGTAGAAGTTGCTGCCGAAGCTACAGTAATAGTAAAGGCACTAGTTGATACATAAGTAATAACAAATTCTTTATTTAAATTAGTTGCACTAACACCACCTACAGCTACTGCACCAGAGAAAGTAACATAAGCCCCATCAGTTGCACCATGATTTGCAATAGTTACTAAAACGGTAGTAGAGCCGCTGGTTGTGCCAAAGCAGTTATCAGTAGTAGGAGATGTAAAGGTCTGACGTATAGGCGTAATATCGGTAATTTGAGTGCCATTAACTACATACATCTTTAGATTAGTACCAATACCTGTGAGGTCATTAGTATCTGTTGTAGACCAATTAAAAATACTACGTGCAACGCCTACATAAGCAGTTTGATTTTGTACAACCCAGCCACCAATCTTTTCAGGGAAGCCTGAACGAAAGCGTACTTTATCCATGTCATACCAAGAGCCCTCAGATGCATAATTAGTCTGATCTCGATTAACACCGGGTTTAAATACGAGTTTACTTAATGGCATTATTTACCTTCAAAGAGTGCACGTTCATCTAGTCTACGAGTCTGCAGACCTTTGAGTATTTTACCACCTGCACGGCAGTATTTAATTAATGATTCCATAGCCGCCTTTTTATCTCCACGAAGAAGCGCTTGACGGAGTGTTGATCGCTGAAATGTACCCAAGCCAAGATTAAAGGCAAAAGATACCAAGCAATCAAATTCACATTGTCTAAGAGGCACGTTAGGTAACATCTTAGATATTCCCAGCTCGAAGCGACGTAAGTCGGATTTAAGAAGTCCATCTATTTCAGCTTCCGTAAAAGTTCTGTTCCAAGAATCAGGCAACAATTTGCCATCCCCGATAAGATGACCAACACCAACAGTCCACAAGTTTGCAGGACAACGATAGGGACGACTACGCACACCCTCGTGATGTTTGATAAGAGCGATGCCAGCTTTTGATACATTCACTTATTTCTTTTCCCAAGTTCTTGCTCCAAAGTAGAAGCCGATAATAGAACCTACAATAGCCATTTCGTCAGATGAAAATATAACATCCATAGACTCACGACTAAACCCTACAGTTCTTACAGCCCAAATAAAGCCTGCTACATCTACAAATATAAGTAGTCCTACAAAAGTGAAAGCAACAATAGGACGGACAGCTGCGTTAAGAGTTCTAACCCATGGGGCTGCATCGTGTACAAGTTTTGCATCATGTTCATAAAGTGCTTGACGTTCTTGTGCGAATGTTTCTGCATAAGTTCCCTCCAATTCAATAGCTGCTATTTTTTCTTGTGATTGAAAACCTTTTTGAGCCATAAGCATAGCTTGTTCATTTTGCATCTTAGCCATTTCTCGTTCATGCGCTTGGTCTCCTTTTTGTTGAAAGAACCCTAGTATGGACGGGAGCCCTGCGGTTGCAAAACCTAGTATGGATGAGAGGATGCTAAACATTATTTAAATCCTTTTGATTTTTCATGTTCTTCTAAAATACGAATACGTACGTTAAGTTCACCCATCTGAGCTCTTAGTTCTTCTTTAAGTCTTGCTCTTGCTTCTGCTGATATAGGGCTGTCAGTCGGTACACCTTGTTCTGTAATAAGATTAGGCATTTTAGATTTGATACTGATGAGGTCTGCTTGTATAGACGCCATTGAAGTAAGTAACCAAGCAATAGCCGAGACTATCACTGGGAATAACATGCTCGTTATTTTTTCCATATTCATTTTAACCCCCTAAACAATGTACCCAAGCGAGTAAACAAAGCGTTATTAAAACCCCAACTAGGATCTTCATTATTCACCTACGGTTACTTCATCCCAAGATGTTGTTGCTTCATTCCAAGTATATTTTTTATCATCCGTAGGCATATCTACAGGTGCTTTCCATTGTGCTTTGTCTGTATCAAGTAACCATGAAGCAAAAGGTTTTGGTGGAACAAAAGCATCTAGTGTTTCGTCATAAGTGTAACCAATACCTGCATAGTTTTTACGAATGCGAGCGTTATAAGATGTTTGTTTCCAAGTGCCACCTAAAAGGTTAGAGCAGAAAGCAATTCCAATTTCTTCTTTTTCTACACCATGTTCATCAGCAGTATCTTTATCTGATACTACAATACCTTGAACTACTACTCCGTTTTCAATCCTAACAAAATGTGCCATACCTTACTCCTTAATTTAATTTTAGTTCTGTTAATGCTTTGTTATCACCAAGCGTACCTGTTAAAAATGTGTTAAATGCAAGACTAACTCTAGTGTCTTTAGATGTGACTGATTCAACATTATGCGTTAAGCTAGATGGAAATAATACAATACCACCTGTTTTAACTTTAAACCACCAACTATCTGAATTATAAACATCATAGTTATCTGTGTCTAACTTCACTTGTTTATATCCACTATCATGGAATTTAATTTTATCTTCATCTTCATTTGCACTTATATATAACACACCTGATATAAAGCTATTAGGGTGAGCATGAGTGTGATGGTATTCATTGGGTTTAGTCCAATTTAACCATGACTGTGTTACATAAGGCTCAACTTTGTATCTTGGTTTGTATATCTTTTCTATATAGTTATTAACATGGTCTAAACATATTTGTTTTAAGTCTTTGAATTCTGTTTCCTCAAGTATGTAGTTATTTAGGCTTGTGGTATTGCCTGCATTTTGATAAGTTAATTTACTATGCTTATCTATAAACTTGAGTTCTTGTTTAGTAAAAGCTCTGTCTATGCTATTAAACATAACAGGGGTTGGAAATAATAACTCTATACTAGGTTCATTCATTAAGCTGTATAACTTCCTGAAGCTGTATATTTTACTACAGTATATAATCCATCTGTTGTGACTGTTGGGCTACCTGTAATTGTGCCTGTGTATTTAGTAGTAAGTATGCGAAGAATTACAATACCTGATCCTCCTGCCGCACCACTACCAGGATTACCTCCGCCAGAACCACCACCACCACCTGTATTTGCTGTTCCTGCTACACCAGCAGTTGCACTAAATCCACCAGCACCACCACCACCTGCTCCTCCTGCTGCGGCACTTGTTCCACTTGGTGTTTGTGTTCCACCGCCACCACCACCAGCATAATAAGTAGCAGTACCTGAAATACTAGAAGATAAACCTATGCCTCCTGGACCTGCATTTGGACTTGTTCCTTGACTACCTACAGCTCCAGCACCTCCACCACCGCCTCCTCTATAAACAGCGGCAGCATTAGCACCAGCATTACCTTGTCCAGATGTTCCAGAACCTCCATTATATGCAACAGATGCACTCGTTCCACCACCTCCGCCTGAACCACCTGATGGAGCTGTTGCAGAACTACCACCACCACCGCCACCTCCTGTTGATGTTATTGTTGTAAGTCCTGTTCCTGAAATAGAAGAATCTATTCCATTTGAACCTGGACCACTCCCTGCTCCCAAAGCACCACCAGCTCCTACAGTAACTGTATAAGTAACTCCAATTCCTAAAAATGTAGATGAAGTTAATAATCCACCTGCACCACCACCACCACCATTATTGCCACCACCTCCACCGCCACCTGCAACTATTAAATAGTCAACAGAATAAGCACCTACTAAACTACCACTTGCAGTAAATGTATGTATTGTGTTTCCACCAGATGATGTTACAGTTCCGCCTGTAAATACTTGTGAGCCAGCGTATGAGATGATAACAACTCCACTACCACCTGATCCAAATCCTGATCCTGACCAATTCCAACTTCCACCGCCGCCACCGCCTGTATTAGCTGTTCCATCAGTTCCTGAACCTCCGCCTGATGCAGAACCTGCTCCACCACCGCCAGAACCTCCAGAACCTCCACCAGCAGTGCCACCACCGCCACCACCGCCACCTGCATATGTAACACTAGAACCTGATATAGAAGATGCTACACCTGAACCACCGTTAGCACCTTGTTGAGTTACAGTTGGGCTTGCACCTATTGACCCTGCTCCTCCACCGCCTCCACTATTATTAAGTCCGGGAGTTGCTGCTCCACCTGCATAACCTTGATTAGCTGTGCCAGTTCCTGCAGCAACAAGAAAAGTATCTGCAGCTCCACCACCACCTGAACCACCATTTCCAGCAGCTCTTGCAGAACCTCCTTGAGTTCCAGCACCAGAGCCACCTCCAGTTGATGTTAGTGTTGTTATACCTGTTCCACTAATAGAACTATTTGAACCATTATTAGTTGCAGTAGAAGGTGTTGTTCCTCCTGCTCCACCAGCACCAACTGTAATAGTATATGTAGCTGGGTAGTATAAAGTTAAAGCAGTTTCTGCTGATCCTCCACCACCTGATGTTCCTGCTGATGTTCTAAAACCACCAGCTCCTCCACCGCCTGCTGTTCCTGAACCACCTGAACCACCTCCAGCTATTACTAAAAAATTAGCTGTAACTGCTGTAGCAGGGACTAATGTTCCTGAAGCTGTGAATGTATGTATTTGATTACCACCTGAAGTAGTAATTGTGCCACCTACGAATTTAGGTGTAGCAGATGCGTAAGATATGATGACTACACCTGAACCGCCTGAACCGCCTAAAGCAGAACCACCTCCACCAGCAGCACCACCACCACCGCCTAAATTAGCAGTTCCAGCATTTCCTGTAGTTAATGCACCATTACCGCCACCACCTGTACCACCTATGCCACCACCACCTAAATTATTTTCAGATGCGCCACCTCCACCACCAGCATAAGTTACAGATGAGCCTGAAATAGAAGATGCAGAACCAGCACCACCATTACCAGCAGCACCTGAACCACTTTGACCAGCAGCACCTGCACCGCCACCACCACCAGAAGCATTAATATTTAATGCAGTACCATTACCGCCATTATTACCTTGACCTGAAGTTCCTGTACCTCCAGTTATTCCAGTAGGAGATTCATAACTTGAACCACCGCCTCCAGAACCACCATTAGAACCATTTTTTTGCGCACGAACACCGCCACCACCACCGCCTGTAGAAGTAATTGTTGTAAAACCTGTTCCTGCAATAGATGAATTTGAACCATTATTTGAACTAGCTGCAACACCAGCACCACCAGCTCCTACAGTAACAGTATAAGTAGTAAGTGTAGATAATGTTGCTGTAGAAGTTAAAAGACCACCTGCACCACCTCCACCACCGCCTGTTCCTCCTGCTGCACCACCTGAACCACCACCTGCTACAACAAGATAATTTGCGGATACATTAGTATTTTTAGACGCTAAAACGCCATAAGCTCTTGCGGCTGATACGGCTAGTCTTGACAATAATGACATTGTTAATTCCTATTTGAATTGAGTTTGTGCTTCAAATACTGTAAATGCGGCTGAACCTGTTTTTACTATAGTATATGAGTAAGCATCTATACTTGAAGCGTTACCTGCTGTATATGCTGTACCACCTTGATATTTAGGTGTAACAGAATTTCCATCTATAGTGAGAGCATTATTGTAATAAGCAGTTGTACCTTGAGTTACTAGAAATACAACTGTAAGAGAATCATTAGTAGACATTAAAGTATTTAAAGATGTTGTTGCATTACCTCTGATATTGACAGTCCAGTTAGCACTTGCGTTAGATGTGTAATATAGAACTGATTGTGTGGTTACATCATAATTGATTGTGCCTGTTGCGGCAGTTGCAGAGATAGTTGATGTTTCAGTAGCATTGATAAATGCAGAAGCTAGAGAGCCTGTTGCACCTGTAAATGTTTGTTTAGCTGTAAATGATTGAGCTATGGCTAGTCCCGCTACTGTAGCACTTGACGCTGGGAATGTCATTGTTGTTGAATCAGTACCTGCTAAAGTAAGCGTGTTACTTGCTGTTAATGTTTTACCGTCGGCAATTGTAAGTGTCGATGCTGTAGCTGGCGCTGTAAGTGCTACTTTGTTTACAGAAGTTGCTGTAGCTACACCTAATACGGGAGTTACAAGTGTTGGGGATGTTGCAAATACGTTTGCTCCTGTACCTGTTTCATCTGTAAGTGCGGCTGCTAAATTAGCTGATGTAGGTGTTCCTAAAAAGGTTGCTACGCCTGTGCCTAAACTAGTAATACCTGTACCACCATTAGCGACGGGTAGTGTTCCTGTTACATTAGCAGTTAAACTAGCGTAAGTAGTAGATGTTGAACCTGTACCGCCAGAAGCTATTGGAAGAGCTGAACCAAGGGTCAATGAAGTAGCATGAGTTACTGCGTCAACAACGTTAGTGCCGTTGTTATATACAAACATGGTCTTACCTGCTGGAACTGCGATACCTGTTCCTGTTGTATTTTTAACTGTGATTGCGTCAGCACAAGTATTATTAATTAAATATAGTTTTTCAATTTGACAACCTGAGCCTAAGATCAAGCTACGAGCCCCACCTGTAGTGCCTGTTAGATTTAAACGTAGATTTCTAGCAGCTTGAGTAGCATTTGTATCAGTAAGCGTTACAGTAACGTCTGCACTAGAAAAGGCTACATCAGCAGATCCTGTAATAGCTTCGCCAAGAGCTGCGTCGCCTAAGTTAGTGTTAGTTGTTGTGCCCCATGTACCAGACTGTTCGCCTGTAGCTATGAGTTCTATTTTCAGTGCTGAATAGGTGCTTGCCATAATAAATTCCTTTTAGTTTGCTATATTTTACTACAAATTGTTCTTTTTATGCTGCTATTTGCACCCATCCAGGTGTTTGTGCTGTATTTATCACATTCCAATTCGGGTTACTTAATGTAGATGTTCCACCTACTAAGGTAAGCACTGCTGCTGCTGGGGCTATTACCCTACCTGTAAGTACTGATGGTGCTACGCCTGTTAAATTAAGTGTTGCTACGTCAGGGGTTATAACTGCACCCGTAAGGGCTTTTGGTGCGTCGCTTGCTATTGTTAAGGTACTTACTGCTGGTGTTATTACATCCCCTGTAAGTACATCGGGTGCTGCTCCTACAAGACTTAAACTTCCTGTATCGGGTGTTTTAAATATATTAAGTTGTTGTACAACACCCGGTGCTACACCAACTAATGTTAATGTCCCTACAGCAGGGGTTATAATACTACCTGTAAGAGCTGTGGGTGCTACACCTACTAATGTTACCGCACGAACGGCGGGGGTAATTATCTTACCTTGTATGACTGAAGGTGCTACGCCTGCTAGTGTTACTGTGCCTACAGCGGGCGTTACTACATTTCCTGTAACTACAATACTTGGTGCAGATCCTATAATTACAGATTGTCCCGTAGGAGTTATTACTTGTCCTGTAACTACACTTGGAGCACTACCTACTAATGTTAATGTCCTTACGGCAGGAGTTATAATTTTACCTTGTACAACTGAAGGTGCTATGCCCGTAAGTGTTACTGTGCCTACGCCTGCCTCGATGACAATTCCTTGCCCCCATTCAGCAGAACTCCAGGTACCGCGTCCCCAGCCAGTTGTTACTGCCACGACTAAACTCTTAAGTTAGAGTAAAGATGCCGGTAGCAGCAGGTAAAACTGTCAATGTATTAGGTGATGTTACAGTAAATTGAGCACTAGATAATTGGCAGAAACATAATAACTTACCAGCGCCAGCGCCAGTTGAATTACGTAGAATCGCGTATCTAATGTTAGTTAATGAAGCACCAGAAGCTGTAAATGCTAAACCTACTGTAGACATTGTGAACTTCATTTGTTTTGCTGAAGCACCTACTGTCCATTGAGCCGTTGCCGGTACTAAGTTTTTACCACCTGTTGTATATCCACCAGTAGCTGAAATCTCAGCAGTAATCTGAGCATAGGTACTAAGTGTAAAAGTTGAAGCATTACTTGAAGTTCGCGCTAAAACCATTTTAATTACTCCAGCGCCTAGTGTAATGGTTCCGTTACCTATATATCGTTTAGCATAATTATATAATTGCCATGCAGTTGCAGCCATTTTAAATCTCCTTTATGTCGGCGTATGATGCGCCAGTTTCTAAAATATGACGGAGTAACCCGCCGTAAATGTTTAATTCAATTTCATCCCCTAGCATACGAATCAAATCAATAAATTCTTGTGCTTGAGAAATCATCCACGGGTTACAGTTAAATATTTTTCCGCCCACGTTTACGGGTATGCTTAACTGTCCATCATTTTCTATTTGTTCATATGCATGGTGAACTTCATCTTCTAAACAGGAATCGCATCCAAAGAGATGAAACTGTTTAAAACCTAACATCCTAAACAACGGTATTGCTCTTAAAAGGACTGTCGATCCTCCTGGAACAGGATACCAAGTTCGGTATTGTTTAGCTAATATGTCATTAAGTAACTCAGTACTTGTGTGCCATATATAGGTTCTATCTTTTGGAAGCCCATCAAACGTAGTAGGATCACATTGAGAAGCAATAAAATACTTACAATGATCTACCACAGGTTGTGTAAATCGTGCATTAAATGGTCTTGCATCTACCATAACCATAGCAGAAGGCGTAATACCATTGTCTAGGCACCATTTATAAGCCCCATTAATTGTGATCAGTTTAACACCATCAGCCCGTTTTTGTCTAATAGTTTCTAGGTGTTCATTCAATGACGGTCCACCGCCTACAATCATAACTTCTTGGTCATTCGTAGGGTGGGGTTCTATTTGTAAAAAACCTCGTTTAATATTGTGCTCTACGTTTGCTTTGATAATTTCATCGTCTGTATTAAGCACTCCAGCATCAACAATATCAGAACCTTTTAACCAATTACTTACATAAAATAAACAATAACCTTTTTCTTCTTTAGACCAATGAATAACACAATCTCGGTCTATAAACTTTTTTAACCACCATTCATATGGATGTACACTTAAATGAAGCTTATGCCCCACCAATTTACCCATAACATCATCTTCAGTAGCAATTTGAAAGAATACATGCTGACAAGCAGCCAAACAATTATCTAATACTTTATCTACATGATGAGGTCTTATATGCTCCATCACATCAGTACAAAACCCATAAGCTGCTTTAACAGGTAAGGGTTGAGATAAGTCCGCCTCTACAAATCGCATAGCATGCTTCTGTGTTTCTAGCATTGGTCGAATATCTTCGTCTAAACAATTATCTGCGAAGTCAACCATCGTGACATCTAAGCCACCAAAAAAAGCTAAATTAAGAGCACCTCGTCCAGTGCCACAACCCAAATCTAATACTGATGCGCCTTTAGGTGGTCTAGCTTGTTTTAAAAATTCGTGTGCGATGTGTTCACCAGGAGCTACAACTCTATACTCCGGTCTGTCCCACATCATTTTATATAAATCTTTTTCTAGGGGTCTTACATTATTAATATTTACTTGTGGTGCTTCTGAAAATACTGATGAATCTAATGTCATTTAAGAAATCCTTATAATTGCAGCGTCCGATGTAGATGCCGGGAATGTTACTGTAAACGTTTGCGCGGTAGCGGTTTTAGTGCCACCAAAGTTTAATACTGCTACTGCTTTATTACCTTGAGTACTATTATATATCAAAGCACCATCTGCTGAAAAGCTTGCACTAGTCCAACTAGAATTATCAAAGTTTAACCATGCTGTTGTTTCAGTACTTGTTGATGTTGGGACTTGAGATATAACTAATGTATTACCACCTGCTGTATAACCTGTACCTGTAACTTCATTCAGTGTTGTATATACTGTTGTGGCAGCGTCAAGCGTAGCTAGCGTTGAATATAGGGCTATTTTAAAAGTATCCGCTGCAGTAGACGCACGAATAACGCCCACACCAAAATTATGTATGCCATCTAAAATTTCAACTTTAAAGCTTGTTGCTAGTGTTTGTGAGATTGCCAATTTAGTTTCCTTTATTGTACTGGGTATCTAACTTGACCTGATCGGTATGAGTCCTGTCTATCTTTGCCATCACCAAGCTGTTTGAGTAATAACATCGCTTCATCGTATCTAGATTTATAAGTAGCCATCACGTCTGCTTCACCCTTCATATAAGTATAAGCCTCTAATAAAGACCCATAAAGAAGGACAGAACTAAAATTAGTACCTACCCATGAAGTGCCTGCTGTTGTAATTGACTCAGGATAATAGAAGTAATGAAGTTCTGCTGAATAGTTAGCATCAGGTGTAGGACCTACAATAAACGATGAAGCATTAAATACCGCATAGTATTGTGGTTCGCCATAAAAAGCTGAGTCAGTATCAGGAAATGATTGTCTAATAAAGTTCACATCTTTGTTTAAAAGATATAAGTATTCGTTGTCTGTATTAATAACAGCTAAGCTAAATGTAGCTAACCAATCTGTAGGCATCGCTAAATACTTATTACCCGAACTTAATGAACCTGTTACGTTTTTACGTAGTGCAGGTAGTTGGACTGTATTGTAAATACGTTGTTCTGCTTGAGTTATAAACGTGTTTATATCCGTTGTAGTAAACGTATTTTCTGTGTAGTCCTGTATTTGTGCGACAAGTTCAGTGTACGTCATTTATTACGCCATAGGCCCACGAGCTTTGCGGCCTTTAGTAGCTGCGCCATTACCACGAGTTTCAAGTTCACCATGTCTATTCATTGCATCAGAACCAGGATCTCCTGCACTAACACGTTGTACACCTGTACCTTTATTAAGGTCTTGTGCTTTTAACTTGTTAGGATCTTGTGAAAAATAAATATCTGCGTTAGGTACATCTATTGGTTGTTTATATTCTGCCATGATTATTATCCTCTTTTTTGTGCTGCAATTTTAGCTAAGCCACGACCCATTTTTTTCATGTCAGCATTTAATTTGCCAACAGTATGTTTAATTGGACCGTTTTGAATTCCTACGTTAGGGCCTGTATCGCCTAAATTTTTACCTTTGGTTTTACCTTGTTTAGTAATACCGTCTGCGCCTGATTTATATGCCATTTTACTTCTCCTTAAGATATTGATATTGTTACATCACCTAGTGCACTTGTTCCTACTAAGTCATTTGGTGTTAGTGCCGCATCAAAATAACTAGCACCGCCTACAGGATTATAACCCCATTGTATAACTCTACTACCCATTAAAGGGACACCTGTTTGTGAGGTTGATACGCCTGTTGTTTCATCTGTCTGTAAACCATTTAAACCCGATTGGTAATAACCTAAATCAGGTCTTGGATTACGCACTGCTTGCGGATCGTTAACTGGGTACATACCTAGTTGTAATTGCGGTTGATCTGGTTCCCAGCATTCATGACACACTAGTATATTAACATTTTTTGTCTTAATAACTAAGCGTTTAAGTTCTTTTAACTTATATCTAAATCCACATCGATCACATTGGGCAATCGAGTTCTTGGCACTAGCGTATTTGGTTGGCATTAAACGAACCTGCCTTTTGTCTTACCTTTTTTCTCTATGCCGTGTCCACGTACTTTAGGTTTAGCAACTTTTTTAACTTTGCCACCTTTTTTAAAACTATATTCAGCGCCAACATTACCTTGATCTACTCCGCCTCTACCGGCACCTAATCCTGCTTGTAGCTTTAAATTGTCTGTAATTTGGTTAGCATAATTAAGATCAGCTCTATCAAGTCCAACATCTTTCCAACCTTGCCCTTTAGCATAGTGTCCTGATAGCCCAGCTTCAATACTAGATTTATCATTAATAGGTTGCTTATATCCTATACGTCCGCCAAGTACTGTAACGTCTTTACTTTTACTTCCGCCACCTGCGATATTAAATCCTGATTCAGGTCTATATTGAACTACGTTTAGATCAGGTCTTGCATTTTGTGGAGCTTGTACTACGTTTTCTTCGGGAGCCGCAAATCTACGAGTTCCCTCAAGCTTCATTTGTCTTAATATTGCCGCAAGTTCTTTTTTATCTACCTCAGCCATCACTTAGCCTCTAAAAAACTGTTCACGAGGCACAAATCTAATACTTGCTTTTTCTCTATCCTCATCAGCTGCTAATTGGAATGCTGCTTCATAGTCGGCTCTTAACATCTGAATACGATCAGGAGATACATTAGGTAACTTCATGCTTAAATATGCAGCTAACCCTGCAACCATGCAAGGAATAAATCTAAACGGAATATCTTCTACAGTCAAACCATTACCTGCGTCTTGAATACGTCTTAATCTATAATACACAAACTGATAGTTGTCACTTTGATCTGGCGCTGGCCATACATTAACTGTAGGTAAGTTCTGTACATATACTCTAGTAGCGGTTATATGAGTCGCAGCAGTTGTGTTATTAACACCTCGTACACATCCCGTTAATTGGTAGTACGTTGTAGCGCCACTTACTGTTGTTGTAAGTCCGCCATATTGAATGGTTTCGTTATCTAATCTAATAAAGCCAAACTGCGCTAAACCTACAATAGAAGTTAAGTTAATCGTAGTCGCTGTAGAAGTAACGGCACCGTCTGTATATAAATCAGTAGGGTTCTCTTGACCACTCTGTCTATTAATCCACACTTGTATAGGACGTCCTGTTGCATTTTTATTAGGTATTGTAATATAGGTTGACTCACTAATACGGTTAATATTAATATCTTGTTGGTTCTGACCTGTACCGGTTCTAGTCACCATATCAAGAAGGTCTATAGTATCAGTAGGTAGTGCATACATAATTTGGTTTTGGTTTAAATTGATTTGACCAGGTTCAATGGTCCACATATTAATACCGCGGTTAGCCCATTCAATCGTAAGTAGGTTTAGTGAACGGCGTGCAGTACGTAGATCATACCCAGTACGTAGTTCTTGTCCACATCGTTCAAATGCATCTTCAACCAGATTATTTAAATCTAAGTTAAAACTCGTGGTCCCTGTGGTTCTATCTACCATGATTATATTTTTCTAAAAGATTTTACTTTTTGTTTAATAGATTTAGGCTGAGCTACAAACTGTTTACCTTTAGCTTTACCTGCTCTTTTTGCTTTTGTCGTTGCTGCATATTCTTGTGGGCTTAATGCTTTAATTGCTTTTTCTGGTAAGTATCTTTCACCTGTTTCGCTAGACTTTTTACCAGACTTAGTTGTCCACTTTTGTTCACCCCATGCTTTTAGTGAACGTTGTGGTTTAGCTAATGCACTCACTTATATCCACCGCCTGAAGCTTTATATCGTTTAGCCATGAGTTGAGCCTTACGTGCTGACCATTGACCCGCACCTGTACCTTGCACGGCAGCTGCTTTAATACTGTTAAATATTCTTTTACGTAGACCAGGTTTTGTGTAGTTACCAGCTTTGTTTACAGTACCACCTTCTTTATACTGAGTAAAGTCTGTGCTATCTCTACGGGCTTTCTTTTTACCCTTAGGCATTTTATCAGGCATTATAGCGCCCATACCACGTGAAGGTCTCATTATGCTCTTGTCTTTCCTCTAACGCAGCAACCATCAGCACGAGATGAAGCGGTACCACCTTTAGCCATCTTTTTAACTTTAGATTCTGCTTCTTTAGCTTTTTTCATTTCATCATAGCCCTGATCTAAACCACGTCTAGCACTTTCATGAGGGTTACCAAGAGCTGCATCTAAAGCTTTGTTAATAGGGCCCATAACCGGACCTTCTTTACCTCTTTTAAGTCCTTGTCCGTAACCTTCTAAATAATCTTCTTTAGCCATATTATTCCCTTTAACACATCTTTCCGCGAGTTTTACCACGTTGAGCACATCCATCTGCACGTTTAGATGCAGTTGA